ATGTTAGGTGCAATTGTTGGCGATATCGTAGGTTCCGTCTATGAGTGGAACAATATCAAGACGAAAGAATTTCAACTGTTTCAAGATGATTGTTTCTTTACGGATGATACGGTTATGACCTGTGCCGTAGCTGAAGCTGTTATGAATGGCGGCGAAAAGGATGATTTTATTGATGCCATGAAGAAATATGGCAGGATGTATCCAGATGCAGGTTATGGTGGTAGGTTCGGAGCATGGCTGTTTTCGGATAATCGTGAGCCATACAACAGTTTTGGTAATGGTTCAGCCATGCGTGTTTCACCCTGTGCTTGGGTGATGGATTGCGGTTTCTGCGCCAGAACGGGAATGTGGCCGTCAAATGGTAGAGCTGGAGCAAGGTTATCTGCGGAGGTTACTCATAACCATCCAGAGGGCATTAAAGGGGCTATGGCTACTGCCGATGCCATATTTATGAATCGCTTTAACTTTGGTGGATATTATATAGATTATGGAAAGCCCATCAATGATGACCCAGAAGAATGCAAACGGCGTGTCAAGGAACATATCGAGAAGGAGTACGGCTACGATTTATCCTGCACCTTAGATGAGATTCGCCCTGACTATAAGTTCAATGAAACCTGTCAGGATACAGTGCCACAGGCCATAATCGCATTTCTGGAAAGCACGGACTTCGAGGATGCCATACGCAATGCCATATCCCTTGGAGGTGACAGCGATACGCTGGCAGCCATTACAGGCAGCATCGCTGAAGCAGCCTATGGTATACCAGACTGGATAAGGGATAAAGCATATTCCTATCTTGATGAGCCGTTGAAGGATGTACTGCGGCGGTGGAGAAAGTATATTAGAAATATCAATGGTGACCGCAGGGCGCTCCACACAATGCTTACCGGTATGAATGAATACCTCCGCAACAACCCGCAGGCATGACACATTGAAATGTCGCATGACAGGCGACCAAACGCCCTCTTATCTTAGGTAGAATAAAGCTATCAAAGATAAGGAGGCGTTTTCAATGAAGAAAGGGTTAACTGAAATTGTGTTCATTCTGGACAGGAGTGGCTCCATGAGCGGTTTGGAGAAGGATACCATCGGCGGGTTCAACTCACTCATTAAAAAGCAACGGAAGGAGCCGGGGGAGGCTGTTGTCTCTACGGTGCTGTTTGATGATACCTGCGAAGTCATCCATGACCGGGTGCCCATGGAGCATGTGCAGGCGATGACCGAGGACACATACTTCGTCCGTGGCTGTACAGCTCTGTTAGACGCTTTAGGTGGCGCTATCCACCATATTGGCAACATCCACAAGTATGCTCGAGATGAGGACAGGCCAGAGAAGACCATGTTCATCATCACCACCGATGGCATGGAAAATGCCAGTCGGCGGTACACATATAAAAAAGTCAAGCAAATGGTGGAGCGACAGAAGGACCGGTATGGCTGGGAGTTCCTGTTCTTGGGGGCGAATATGGATGCCGTTGAAGTTGCTGGGCGTATGGGCATTCAGGCAGATCGAGCGGCCACATACCAATGCGATGAGGAAGGGACGGCTCTCAACTATGAAGTCCTAGAGGAAGCTATCCACCATGTGCGTAACTGCGCTGAACCACTGGCGCCATGTTGGATGCGTAAGATTGATATGGATGTAAAGCGGCGTGGTGGCAGGAAATAAAAGTTATTATGAGACTACTCAGTAGATCCTGGGTAGTCTTTTTGTTCGGTTTTGCTAGAAAACAGCCTATCTGTGATATATTATGGTTATTTACTTAGAGCGGACAGGAGAGTTAGGTTGAAGGTACTGAACGTTTATGGTGGTACTGAGACGGATTTGGTGGGCGAGTACGTCAAGTGGTTCTGGTATCAGAATGCTATGGTCACTATGCAGGAGCAATTGCAGGGGCATAAGCTGAAGATGTTGTAACGCTATGGCGTGATATGTGGCATGAGATTAACATCATCTACAATAATACGTCGAATCACCTTTTGAGCAGTTGGTGATGCCTGAGTATACCAAATTTGATAATGTGGAATACCTCCTGCAGCGCAAAGATGAGTTTATCGGCATAGATGGGGGGTGGGAGAACAATCTAGAGTGGGCCGATGCGAAGGATGAGGAAATTAAGGCTGTCCTGGATGGGGGTGACAACTTCACATCGACTATACTGTCATATCGCATTTTGAGATAAATAAGGTGCTGCTCAACTTGAAGATGAAGTGAGGGAAGTAGACATGAACATTATAACTGTAGTTGCCTATCTGTATATGAGGAATCTATCAAAATTATGGTCAGTAGGTAAAGCGTTCGATGGATAAGAAAAAGTTTTGTTCACCCCCATGTACTATTATTCAATTTTTAGTTGAGATATTCAAATTTAAATTGAATATGAAGATATATCGTGCTATAATGAAAGGATAATGTAATGACTACGGATTTTTGGTGGAGGGAAAAGATTGGCTATAAAATATAAAAAGCTTTGGAAGCTGCTAATTGACAAGGGCATGAAGAAGAAAGATTTAAGAATAGCTGCTGGAATAAGTACTAATGCATTAGCTAAACTTGGTAAAGATGAGTGTGTCACAACTGACGTGATTGATAAAGTATGCATGACATTACAATGTGATGTAGGTGATATAATGGAAGTAGAAATGGAGAAAGAAGATTAATGCCAAGAAAAAAAATTAGATATGCTGAATTCTGTGCAGGAGTAGGTGGCTTTAGGCTTGGAATAGAGAAATCGAATTTAAAGGCCGAACCTGTTTATACAAATGAGATAGATGATAGTTGTGAAAAAACGTATCAAAAAAATTTTGGTGTAAAATTTGATTCAAAGGATGTTTTTTATACGGATATAAAGAAGATGCCAGATTTTGATATGTTATGTGCTGGTTTTCCATGTCAGCCGTTTTCTGTTGCTGGTAAAGAAAGAGGGTTTTCTGATTCTAGAGGAACAGTCTTTTTTAGATTGCTGACCATTATAAAAAGGAAAAAACCTGAAATTATATTTCTTGAAAATGTACCTAATTTGATTAGACATGATAAAGGAAATACGTTCAAAGTCATAATTGATAGTTTAGACCGGGCAGGATATGTATTATCAACAAAGGTTTTAGATAGTAGCTATTTTGGTGTTCCACAGAGTCGTTCGAGAATTTATATTATCGGCTTTTTAAGAAGCAAATATGGTGATTTGAAACTAAATTTTACTGAAGGGATAACAGAAAAAACGCCTCTCCGTCCATATTTGATTTCTGGTGATTACTCGATTCCTATTACTCGAAGATGGAATGAATATATAGATTATTACTTAGGTTATAAAAAAGAAGAAGATATGTCATTTGTGGTTCCTAGAACAAGGAAAAAATTAGAAAGAATAGCACAGGGGTGTAATTTGGAGGATTGTATATTCCAAGTTAGGTCAAGCGGAGTGAGAGCATTGTCTCTAGATAGTCCATTACCAACTTTTACAGTTTTGAACTCTGGTGGAGGGGCACACATTCCTATATTATCTAAAGAACGTAGACATATAAGTATTAATGAAATGAAACGTATTATGGGGTTTCAGGATGACTATGACTTTAGTGCAGTATCAAGAACGGATGCAGCTAAACAATTAGCGAATGCGGTTTGCCCACCTGTTATCGCATCTATCTGTAACGATATAGCTAAAACTATAAAATTGGGAGAAAAATAAATTGAATCATAGCACAAATAATATTTATCTAGAAAGATTAAATAGTTTTCCTAGAGAAATTAAGCATAAATATAATTGCATAAGTTTATTTAGTGGAGGAGGTGGACTTGACTTAGGAGCACATTTTGCTGGATTTAAGTCTCTTTTAGTAAGTGACTTAATCCCACAATATACAAAAACAATAAAGGTAAATTTACCATATGTAAATGTTTATAATGATGATGCAATGGAGTTAACTGCAGAAAAAATTAGGGAGTTAGCCAGTATTAGAGAAGATATCGATTTGGTGATTGCAGGTCCGCCATGTCAGGCTTTTAGCATCATGGGAAAGAGAAAGTCTTTACAAGATCCACGAGGACAGCTTACGGTAAAGTATTTTGAGCTGATTTCGGAATTGAAACCGAAATCATTTGTGTTTGAAAATGTTCCTGGCCTTATGAATGTAAATAAGGGTAAGGATTTTAAGGAATTATTGCAGTATATAAACGATGTAACAGGATATCTTATTTTTAAGACAAAATTAAATGCAGCTGATTTTGGTGTACCCCAGTTTAGAGAAAGGATATTTATAGTTGGTTTTAGACCGGATATTAAAGCAGATAAGTTTCTATTTCCTCAGAAACCTACAGGTATATTAGCAGATAAGGTCCCTGCAAAAATCCCTAGTAAGTGGGCATTAGAAAATCTAGATAATGTGGAAAATCAGGAAGTTAGAAAACATACAGAAGCAGTAAAAGCCAGGTTCGCATTGGTTCCACAGGGAGGTAGGGATAAAGGGTCTTATTGTGATAGACTTGATCCAGAACTACCTTCTGGTACGGTATTGATTGGATCGTCAGCTGGGGGGCCGCGCCCACATATACACCCTTTGGAGCCAAGGGTACTGACAGTGCGTGAAACAGCAAGACTGCAGAGCTTTCCAGATTGGTATGTGTTTCAGGGAAATAGAACGCAACAATATCGTCAAGTGGGGAATGCAGTGCCACCACTTTTGGCATATGAAATAATTTCTTCGATAGGCAGAGTGTTGGAGGTGCAATAATGTATCCTGATATACCATATGAAAATTTGTCGTGGCCAGTGACACAGCATGCTGGTGTTATTGAACGCGATGCTGTAGAAGGTTTATTGCATGCATGTAGTTCATGTCAAGGTAAAAAGGTTAATCCTGAGACAATTAGCACTTATTTTAAAGGGAAAGGTTTATTGACCGCAAATTTTCGGTCTGATAGCAATAGAGATGATACTTGGAGAGATTATCAACAAATTCTAAGTGAGTTTGGATTGATTTATTCTACAAGAATCTGTAAAGAATTAAAACTTACATCTGTTGCAAAGGCCTATTTAAATGGAAATTTGACTTATCGGGAAATGATGACTTTACAAATATTAAGATACCAGTATCCGAATGGTCATAAAACTAAGGTGACAAAAAAGCAATATATAAATGGTATAAGATTACGCCCAGCAGTGTTGATATGGGATGTTTTAAATGGATTATGGGAAAAAGGAGCTAATCCAGTATTGACACGTGAAGAAATGCAGAGTTACGTTGTAAGATGTATAAGAAATGATGATTATAATAAATGTGTAGAGGCAATTGTTAGAGCACGAAGTGATAAAACAAAATATCCGATAATACCTGAAGCGAGAAGAAATCTATCGGATTGGATGAAAGTGTTGTCTCAAACTCTTTTGTTTAAAACTAGCGAAAATGGAAGCACTTTGGGGTTAACATCTTATGCAATTATGGAACAAACTAGGATAATAAGTGCTTGTGAAAAGTTGCGCGATGAAGGTGATTACTGGGATTACAGTTCTAGCGAAAACTTTCAAGAAGAATGGTTTGATTATTATGGTGAATATGAGTCTAATAAAGAATTAGTTTTTAGAGAAAGCGGTGGATATAATGTGCAGTAATGAAGAGATGATTAAAAAAGCAGGAGAATTACTTAGAGAATACTGCGAAAAAAATGCACTAGTTCCTAGATTTACACATGACGATGTTGATACAGCAACATTGGCATTTTATACATCATTTTCGCCTGATAATTTAGAAAATATATCTGATGATGAGCTCTTAGATGCGATGTTTTCTAATAGTGTAAGTAGTAATAGTCTGATAGATGCAATTGAACATAATTTGGAATTAAAAAAGATGTTTGGTGATGTATCGAAGGCATGTAGCGCTCCTATCTATCAGCGTGGCGAAGATAATCATTGGATGATGGTTGAAGCCGGAGAGGAGACAGAGTTATCCAATGATGAAGCATTGGATATGGCAACAACCTTACGAGACAATTTAGTTAGAGCTTCACGATTAATTGAAAATAGTGATTTGGAGAACTTTGCTGATTATGATACTTTGGATGATGAACTAAATGAAATTTTAGGTTCCTTGGCAAGCGATGAGTGGGTGCAGAAATATTTTCATATAATTTTCCCAGATAAATTTGTTAATTGGTATGATGCAGGACTGCTACGTCATTATTTATTCGGTTTTGGCATTGAACCCAGTGATAAGTATTATGGCCTAAACGGTCAATTGGCACTCATAAAACGAAATTTGAATTTATTATCGCCAGATTTTGAAGAAATGAGTCATTTGTTATTTGGAGAAATAAAGCATTTTTATAGGTTAGGTTCGTCGGATATGAACCATGATTATGCGTGTGAATGGAAACATTTAGGCTGTGTTGCTGTCGGATGGAAGAATATAGGAGACTTAATAGAATATGTAAATAAAGGAACAATAGATATATCTAAATTAGCTGAAGTATTACAACGTGAATATTATCATGATGATAAACGAACAGCAACACGTAAAGCTGGAGAAATAAAGACTTTTTATGAAACAAATAAAAATTCTATATTTACCATTATGAATAGTAATGCGTTGATTGGAATGGTTGATAACTTATTACCATATGAATATGATAACGCATCTGATATGTCACATAAAAAAGTTGGCAGATGGCATTGTCCGTTTAACGAAAGTGATAATTTACCTGAAACAGAAGGCCTTCAGACAACCTGTTATGAACTAACAAATAAAAAGAATCTCCTTTTTCTGTACAGAAAGTATTATTTTCCAAATAGTAAGTGCGATAAGAATAAAGATTCTCGGGAAATTAGATTTAAAACCGGTTTAAAATCTAATTACTCTAGAAATCGAATCGTGTTTGGTGCACCAGGAACAGGGAAAAGCTTCCGGATAAATGAAGATGCAGAAAAAATGCTAGGGGAAGGTAATGAGACAGATTACGAGCGAGTTACGTTTCACCCGGATTATTCATATGCAAATTTTGTTGGTACCTATAAGCCTGTTCCATTTAAAGATGAAAAAGGCAAAGATGCTATTACTTATAAGTATGTTCCTGGTCCATTTATGCGTATCTATGTTAAGGCACTGGAAAATAGTAAGAGCGATAAACCGAAACCTTTTTTGTTGATTATAGAAGAGATTAATAGAGCTAATGTAGCTGCTGTTTTTGGAGATGTTTTTCAGTTACTCGATAGAGATGATAATGTTAGTACGTATCCAATTCAAGTATCTGAGGATGTAAAAAAATATTTAGCTTATGAATTAGGGGGGAGTCCCGAAATATATTCGAATATTCGTCTACCTGATAATTTGTTTATTTGGGCAACAATGAATAGTGCTGATCAAGGAGTTTTTCCAATAGATACTGCATTTAAGAGACGCTGGGATTTTGAGTATATCGGAATAGATGATAATGATGCAGATATAGAAGAGAAATATGTATTACTTGGAAAGCAGAAAAATCAAAAAGTAGAATGGAATAAGCTTCGCAAATCATTAAATATATTTATGTCAAATCTGAAAATTAACGAAGATAAACAATTAGGTCCATTTTTTTTGAAGAGAGAACTGGTTGTGCCTAAAAATGGTGACGAAATCAATAGAGAAGGATTTATAAAGGCTTTTAAGAATAAGGTGATAATGTACTTGTTTGAAGATGCAGGGAGACATAAGAGAAAAAATATTTTTGAAGGATGTAATGATGAATATAACCGCTATTCTAGAATCTGTGAAATTTTTAATGATAAAGGGATAGAAATTTTCAATAAGGACATTCAAACTGAGGCTAATCCTATTATTTTGTCAAATGAAAAAGATAGCTCTGACTCACCGGAGGAATAATATAATGAAGTCTCCATTCATCAGAGAACAAAAGAGGTATTCCTTTAAGGAAATTTGTCTAATGCTTGAATGTGATGAGGATAAGGCAACTTTGCTTATTAGGAAATTAAAAGAATATGGCGTTATGAAAATGGTAAAAGCGTCAGCAAATCAAAAAGATATGTCGGATTTAGCAGATGATGATATAGAAGTAACTGATGTCAGGGATGATACTGTTGGTTATTATTATGTTTTTACCTATGTGGGCGTAATTATGATTATGGGATATACAATAAAATGTTATCCCAAATATTTATTACATACATCTGATTCTAAGGAAAACAGAAAAGAGCTTGCTCAAATTCTTAAAGTCTTAGATAAGTTCGATTCAAAGAAACAGTTAATAAAAATGCTAAGTGATAACACCAATTCTGCGTCTTATAATTGGCTTGCATTAACACTTTTTTTACTGAATGATTACTTCGAATATGGAGTTTACAGTAATACAAAGGAAATTGTTGAAATTAATGGGACAGGTGAAATCTTATGGGATAGAACAGTCAATGAAACATTTCCAATAGTTTATAATAACAGACCATATTATACAGAATTACAAACCCGCAAAAAAATTAATGATGAACGTGATTTGTTCAAGCGATTACATCAAATCATATTGACTTCGGCATCTAGGGGGCTGTATCAAGCCGGTTTAGCTGAGTTATTTGATATTGCTACTGTATATTTATCAGATAAAGACTTGGAAGAATTGGGAGAACAGGAATATCTGCTTTATCAAATAGAAAATGAGCTTAATGTACAATTCAATACAAGAAAGCAAATGGTTTTAAGGGCGCTACATGTGTATATTTCTCACATAGGACAAGCAAATGATGTAGATTCTATATATATGATTGGAACCAATAGCTTTCATATAATTTGGGAGAAGGTATGTGCTTTTGTGTTGGGAAATGCATTAGATACTAAATTATATAAATTGAATACTCCTAAGCCAATCGGATTGGTTAATAGAAAACTTAATCTGCAAGATGTTATTGAAAAACCTTTGTGGACTATAACTGGGCAAACAGCATCAAAAACACTGATACCAGACTTAATCGCTATTAGTGAGGAACAATTTATTATATTTGATGCAAAATACTATACACCTACTCTGATAAAAGGGAAACCCCCTTTGTCACAACCTGGTATAGAATCTATTATTAAACAATATATGTATCAACTTGCATATAAAAAATTTATTGCTAAGTATGGGTTTATAAGTGTTAAGAATTGTTTTTTAATGCCAACCGAATCAAATAAAGTGATTTCTAAAGGAACAGTAGTTATGAAAATGCTTGAAGATATCGGCTTAGAGAATATAATTGTACGTTTTGTACCGGCTAGTCTTATCTATGATTTATTCTTATCAGGAGAACAACTTGATATCGATTTATTAAATCTCTAGATGTTTTGAGAGAACGGTATGATTGCTGATATTTACATATGCAAGTAAATGTTAAATAGGGAGTTATTCATTAACAAATATGATTGAAGATACATACGATATCATGGAACCACTTATGAAGGTGAGGTTATAATCTACGACACTAGGTAGGAGATTGAGTGATATTCTTCTTATAGTATTTACGGATGATATTGATTTACTGACCTCAATTGATTAAATTACACCATATTTTATGAACTTACACAATGCGATTTTTCTTACTTGTATACTTCGTTGATGGAGAACATTTACAAGCGTATCATGAAGCACCGTTAATACAGTTAATAACAAAAATTATGTTATATTCAAGGACGAATTAAGGGGATATGTAGTTTGGCACAGTCTGTAAAAAGATATTTTAAAGAAATGCACGAAGAAGAAATATATGAAGCAATTAATGACCACATTCAAGAGCATCCTGAGGAACTTAAAGAGAAGTTCTGGAAATTACATCGCATGGGTGAATTGCATATTGATTTGGTAAAAATAAAGACTGTTTACACTGATCAGTGCCCTCATAATATGCTAAGTTTTGAAATTGTTACAGAAGCTTCAATCGAGTGTAAAGAGGGGGACTATCATTATGATAATTGGCAGGAAAATACTGAATGGTTTTCTGTGGTTGGTTTAGGAAGTATGGATGTTTTTCTGAGAGATTTCCAAATCACGATGGTTACAATATATAATGGAAAACATCACAGCAAGAATGCTTTGAAGGATACCTTTGTGCCAGATATCAGAAAGGAAAACCTTGATAGCATTGCGGAGCAGGTGTTGAGAGATTATTACCCCGAGGCACTCGAACATCCAATGCCTATAGATACAGAGGTTTTGATAAAAAGTCTCAAGCTTACCAGGATAGAACGTAGAATTTCTGCCGATGCATCTGTATTCGGTCAGATATACTTTGACGATGTTGAATCAGATTTTTACAATGAAGAAACAGGTCGACAGGAATCTATGCCTGTTAAAGCAGGGACAATCTTTGTTGACCCTATGGTATTTTTCTTAAGAAATATGGGGTCAGTGAAGAATACAATTATACATGAATGTGTCCACTGGTTATTTCATAGGCCTGTATTTGTGCTCGAAAAAATATCAGATTCTTCACTTACAAGGTTTGATTGTGCTATGGTCGGTGGACTCCGGGGACGCTCATGGCCGACAGCAAAGCAGATTGAGTGGCAAGCTAATGCATTGGCACCTAGAATTCAGATGCCTGTTAGCACGTTTCTGGCGAAAGCTGAAGAATTAGCTGAAAAACTATATGATGAACTTGAGACTGATTCGGTACTTGAAATAATCGAACCTGTTATAGAGCAATTGGCAGATTTCTTTGAGGTGTCTAAGCTGTCTGCAAAGATTCGCCTAGTGGAGCTTGGATGCGAGGAGGCACGAGGAGCGTTCATATATGTGGATGACCACTATGTTCAGCCGTACATTTTTAAAGAAGGTTCTTTAGGTGAGCACCAGACGTTCTCCATCAATATAGAGGATGCTTTACGAGAGTGTCTCTACAATGGCAAATTGCGCGATTCAGAAAATAGATGGGATTTTGTATATATTGATTCTCACTTTGTACGCTACTCGCCCAAGTATGTTTCGAATGTGGATGGTGAACTTACACTTACAGAATATGCTCGTACCCATATGGATGAATGTTGCTTAATATTCGACATGAGCATGGATTCGGGCTGTGGTACAGACTACCAGACATATTGTTTCTTGAACCGGGATAAGGATGCTAGGGTTAAATTAAATATTGCGTATGCTAACGGATTGGAAAATCGTGATGAGAAGGCGCAGGTAGAAGCAATTGCTCTAGCTTTTGAAGATGAGGACAACATGTATGAAGCTTTGCCACGTAACTATCCTGATGCGATGGCAAAGATGTATGAAGAAAGTGGTATGAAATACAAAGAAATTGCAAAAGAACTTCATATAAGCGAAGCAACCATAAGAAATGTAGTGAGTGGTAAGAGTGGCTCCTTTGAAACCTTGGCGGGGGTTCTGCTATCGATTCAAGCACCACCAAAGGTTAGTAACGAAATCATAAGAATGTCTGATTGGCATCAAAAGCCGCTTAACAAGCAACATCGTGCTATCGCTTTTGCATTGGATCACTTAAGTCAGCACAAGATGAGCTACATTTTAGATTTTTTACATAAGCAGGGAGTAAATTTTTAATTTTGTTGATATAAACAACTTTTAACAAAATACATGTAAGATAGCCCATCAGTGACATCATCAAATGTCGCTGATGGGCTTTTGGGCGTGTATTTACGCTACTTCCAGCCAATAAAAAGACATTTACCCACAACCACTATTGGTACTGCTACAATTGAATCATCGAAAATAAATCATCTGTCAAAGAGGTTGCAACCTAGGCAGGGATACCATACGGAATTTTCACTTACCACGTTAAAGCGTGGGGGGGGGAAGTTGCCGGGGTAGCCTTCCTTTGTTGCAGCTTTTTTTAGTTGGACGGGTACGTGCATCCCTGAACTGTTTCGTTGGTTTTCCTTGCCTGGGTGGCTCCTCGGCAAGGAGGAACAGCGTCATGGATATGGTTCGCATTTATGTCAGCAATAAAATCGTTACGGTGAAGAAAAAGCAGTTCAAACGGTGGCAACGCAAATATCATAGGTTTTACTACATCAAAGAGCGTGGGCTTTATGTGCCTGTGTCAGAAGATTTTTATAAATTGATTATGAGGCCACAGTGGATTGAAGAGAAATCTGAACAACGTAGCATGGAGTGCATATATAAAGGAACTAATCAGTGTGATGGCATTTGTGATAGCTGTGCTAATCCAGTGTATAGGCAGTATTCGCTGAATCGTATGGAAGAGGATGGTGCTAAGAATGTCCCTTGTCACAGGGATTTAGCGAAAGATTACCTTAAAAAGGTGGCAATAGAGGAACTGCATGAAGCTATAGACCAGTTGGATGATGAAGACTATGACCTGCTGGGCGTACTGATTGGTGACGAAACAGAGCGCGATGCTGCTGTTAGAACAGGACGTTCAAAGACAGGCATTCATAAGAGAAAAGTGCGCATCTTAAATTATTTGAAGAAAAAATTGCTCGAAGGGTGACCAAAGGGGGCAAAAATGTCCTCTTTATAGTGAAGGGGGAATGTGAAATGCAAAATTCCAAGTATGCAGCGGCAGTCCTTTTGGTTATCAGCCTCATAGCAAGGAACGCCGCAAGGAAAATTCTGAGGAGGTATCGCAAATGATGAAGGAAGACGAAATGCAGACTTTGGCCGGTGTGGTAGACAGCATGCACAAACTGGCAGAGGGGCTGGAAACGCTGGCGATTTATCTGTTGCGCGATGCTGGCGAACAGCAGGCAGTATCGGATTCAAAGGCGACAAAAGAGCCTGATCCTGCTCCGCCCGAGGTGCCGCTGGAAGAAGTCCGAGCAGTTTTGGCCGAGAAAAGCAGTGCTGGGCATACAGACGAGGTGCGTAAACTCCTGCAGGATTTTGGTGCTGCAAAACTTTCAGCAGTAGATCCCAAGGATTATGCAGCCCTCAAGGCCAAAGCGGAGGTGCTTTGAGATGGCGGCTAGAGCACATGCGAAATTGTCTCCTTCTGGGGCAGACAGGTGGCTTATCCACTGTACTCCGTCAGCAAACCTTGAGGCACAGTTCCCCAGTTCTGCTGGGGAGGCTGCAGCAGAAGGCACAGCGGCTCATGCTTTGTGTGAGCATAAGCTGAAAAGGGCATTAAAACGCCGGAGCCACCGTCCTCATTCGGATTTTGATTCCGATGAGATGGAAGATTGCGCTGATGGTTATGTGGCCTTTGTGCTGGAGCAGATGCAGGAAATTCCCAACGCCTTGGTGTGCATCGAGCAGCGGTTGGATTTGCAGGAATTCGTGCCGGAGGCGTTTGGTACAGCAGACTGTCTTATTGTAGGCGATGGCATTCTCCACGTCATTGACTTCAAATATGGGCTGGGAGTACTGGTGGATGCCGAGCAGAATCCACAGATGATGCTTTATGCCTTGGGGGCTTTGGCCATGTTTGGCAGTCTCTACGATGTGGCCGAGGTCAAAATGTCCATCTACCAGCCCCGCCGTGAGAACGTATCCACTTGGTCTATCTCTGCTGATGAACTTATGGTCTGGACAGAGGAGACGGTGAGACCTAGGGCACAGATGGCCTTTAAGGGGGAAGGTGCGTTTACGGCAGGTGCCTGGTGCCAGTTCTGCAGGGCATCTCCCCGTTGCAGGGCAAGAGCCGAGGCTCAGTTATCCGTTGCCCAGAAGGAGTTCCGTCTGCCACCTGTGCTGACAGATGAAGAGATAGCAGATCTTCTGCCTCGATTGCCCGAGATGGTCAAGTGGGCTAATGCAGTCTCCGCTTACGCTTTACAGGCAGCAGTCAACCATGGCAAGAAATGGCAGGGTTATAAACTGGTGTCTGGCCGCTCAGTCAGGAAATATGTTGATGAGGAGAAGGTAGCAGAGGCTGCACAGGCAGCAGGTTTTAAGGACATCTTCGAGCATAAACTCATCACCCTTACCAGTATGGAAAAGCTGATGGGCAAGGCAATGTTCAACGAGGTCTTAGGCGGTTTGATTATAAAGCCGCAAGGCAAGCCGACACTTGTGCCAGAGAGCGACAAGCGTCCAGCAATAGATGTAGTTTCAGAGTTTACGAATTTGGAGGAAAAAGAAAATGGCTAACAATCTTAAGACAAAAGTAATCACCGGTATCGTTCGTCTCAGCTATGAGCATGTGTGGGAGCCTGCCAGTATCAATGGCGGGGAGCCGAAGTATTCTGCATCACTTATTATTCCTAAGAGCGACAAGAAAACCGTAAAGGCCATTGAGGAGGCCGTTGAGGCTGCTATCACCGAGGGCATCGGCAAGTTTGGCGGCAAGAAGCCAAACAAAGCTGCACTGAAACTGCCTCTTCGTGATGGGGATACAGAGCGCGAGGATGAGGCATACAAGGATGCCTTCTTCATCAATGCCAATAGCAAAACGGCTCCGCAGATTGTCGACCGTGCCGTGCGTCCTATTCTGGACAGAAATGAGGTTTATAGCGGCTGCTATGTCCGTGCCTCGATTTCTCTTTATGCATTTAACAGCAACGGCAATAAGGGCGTTGCCTGTGGGCTGAATAACCTGCAGAAGGTTAAGGATGGTGAGCCTTTGGGCGGGCGTACGAGTGCTACGGATGATTTCACCGCTTTGGACGGTGCAGATGATGACTTCCTGTCCTAAAGTAAATTAAGTTTTGCAGGGCGGCGGCTTTAGGGTCGCTGCCTTTTGCATAGGAGGCGCAAAATGGTTTTAAGCATAGATATTGAAACATTCAGCAGCGTGGATTTATCAAAATCTGGGGTGTATAAATACGCCGCAAGCCCGGATTTTGAAATCCTGTTCTTTGGCTATTCTGTGGATGGATGTCCTGTCAATGTGGTGGACTTCACCCAGGGCGAGGAATTACCTCATGAAATCCTGTTGGCTCTACTGGATGATGAAACATCCAAATGGGCATTTAATTGTACCTTTGAGCGTACCTGTATTGCCAGGTTCCTGCAAGATAAGGGCTTGCTGGCAGAGGGGAAGTTTCTTAGCTCTGACTCATGGTATTGTTCCATGGTATGGTCTGCCTATATGGGCCTGCCGCTGTCGCTAAAAGACGTTGGGGCGGTGCTGGGATTAGAGCAGCAGAAAATGGCAGAGGGACAAGACCTTATCCGCTATTTTTGCTGTCCCTGCAAGCCGACCAAGACCAATGGCGGCCGCAAACGTAACCTGCCCGCCGATGCGCCAGATAAGTGGGAGCTGTTCAAAAAATATAATCAGCGTGATGTGGAAGTGGAGCTTGCCATCAAGGCACGGCTGGCAAAATTTCCTGTGCCAGACTCAGTTTGGCGGGAATATCATCAAGATCAGGAAATCAATGACCGTGGCATTATGGTAGATATGTCTTTGGTGCGAAATGCCATCGCTATCAGCAGGCAGTGTACGGAGGAGAATCTTAAACGGGCACAGGTCATAACGAGACTGGAAAATCCAAACTCTCCAATCCAGCTTAAGGAATGGCTGGCAAGTAACGGCATATCCGTAGATTCACTGGCAAAATCAGAGGTGGAACGCCTGCTTAAGGAGACTACGGGGCAGGTGCATGAACTGCTTGCTCTGCGGCAGCAACTCTCCAAATCAAGCATCAAGAAATACACCGCCATGGTCAATGTGGCTGGAGCAGATGACAGGGCACGTGGCCTTTTCCAATTTTACGGAGCCAATCGCAGTGGCAGGTTCGCAGGGCGGCTGGTACAGTTACAAAATCTTGCTCGGAACAGTATGCCGGATTTGGATGAAGCCCGTCAGCTGGTAAGGCGGGGAAACTATGATGCGCTGCATCTTCTGTATGATTCCGTGCCGGATGTGCTCTCCCAGCTTATCCGCACAGCCTTTGTGCCGAAACCAGGTTATAAATTCATAGTGGCCGATTTCTCTGCCATTGAGTGCCGGGTACTGGCGTGGCTGGCAGGGGAGCAGTGGGTACTGGATGTTTTTGCTAATGACGGTGATATCTATTGCGCTGCGGCAGAGAAAATGTTTCATGTGCCAGTGGTAAAACATGGTCAGAACGGTGAACTTCGGCAGAAAGGCAAGCAGGCAACCTTGTCCTGTGGCTATGGCGGCTCCGTTGGTGCCTTAAAGGCTATGGGAGCATTGGAGGCAGGCATGAAAGAAGATGAACTGCAACCACTGGTGGATGCGTGGCGTGAAGCCAATCCCAATATCGTACAGTTCTGGTGGGATGTGGACAAAGCCGCCAAGGAGGCAGTGAAGAAGAAAACCATTACGGAAACTCACGGCATAGAATTTGTTTGCCGTAGCGGTATGCTGTTCATTGAACTTCCTAGTGGCAGGCATTTATCCTATGTGCAGCCACGGATAGGTGAGAATCGGTTCGGTGGCGATTCCGTCACTTATATGGGCATTGGTGCTGCCAAGAAGTGGGAACGCATCGAGACTTTTGCTGGCAAGCTGGTGGAAAATATCACTCAGGCGGTGGCTAGGGATGTGCTCTGCTATGCCATGCAGACTCTTGGGGATGCGCGAATCGTCATGCACGTCCATGATGAACTGATTATTGAGGCAGAGCAGGGGTTCTCCTTGGAGGAAGTCTGCGATAAAATGGGGCGCACACCGCCATGGGCACCGGGACTGATTCTTCGAGCAGATGGTTATGAGTGTCGGTATTACAAAAAAGACTGACTTATGCAGGGGCAGAAAAATCTGCTCCTTTTTTTATTTTGGGGTGACCAAGGTGGCCTGTTTTGTCCTCTTACCTATGAAGGGGTTGATTTTTTCGCCTCTATATGTAGGAGTTAACAATTTTATCGCCCATAGGGCAGGAGGACAACATTATGATTCAGGTTTTCGAGAACAAAGAGTTCGGCAAGGTGCGTACCATGGAGGTCAACGGTGAGCCGTTTTTCGTGGGCAAGGATGTGGCAGAAATCCTCGGATACGCTGATAACAACAAAGCAATCGCCATGCATGTGGATGAGGAAGATAAACTCAACGACAAAACGGCGTTGAGTTTGGGACAGCGTGGTGGTTGGCTTATCAACGAGTCTGGTCTTTATAGCCTCATCCTTACCAGCAAACTGCCGAAGGCGAAGGCATTCAAACGTTGGGTAACCTCCGAGGTGCTGCCGTCTATCCGCAAGCATGGTCTTTATGCAGTGGATGAGATTCTGGCAAATCCGGATATTGCCATCAGGGCTTTGCAGGAACTTAAGGCAGAGCGTGAAAAACGCAAGTCGCTGGAAGGCACGGTGGCAGTGCAGAATCAGCAGATTGCTGAAATGCAGCCCAAGGTCAGCTACTACGACCTTATTTTGCAATGCCCTGACCTTATGTCTATCACCACCATCGCAAAGGACTATGGCTATTCGGCAAAGCGGCTCAATGCTTATCTGCATGAGCAGGGGATTCAGTTCAAGCAGGGCGGCATCTGGCTTTTGTACCAGCATTACGCCGAGCAGGGGTACACCAGCACCAAGACACACAACTATGCTGGCGAAGATGGCACTCAGCATGCCAAGCCGCATACTTATTGGACACAGAAGGGCAGACTGTTCCTTTACGATTTCTTGAAAGCTCGTGGCATTCTGCCTCTTATCGAACGGGAGGATTGATTATGGACAAGTTTAACTCTGAGGGGTATGTAGACCGCACAGCCCAGTCTGCTTTGGCCAGAGTCGAGGCAGAAGAGCGGAAAAACGCATGGCCGGTGGTGTATGTCTGCTCTGCCTATCGTGGTAATGAGCGGGTAAACGTCCTGCGGGCTAGGCAGTATTGCCGTTTTGTGGTGAGCAAGAAGCGGGTGCCTATAGCCCCGCATCTGCTCTTTCCGCAGTTTGTCACCGAAGCAACAGAGCGGGGGCTGGCCATGAAGATGGACTGCCTGCTCCTTCGCAGGTGCGATGAAGTCTGGGCTTTTGGCGAGATTACCGAGGGTATGGCCATGGAAATCGAGATGGCAGCAGATGAAGGCAAGCGGGTGCGGTATTTCACCCGTGATTTGAAGGAGGTAACCAAGGTATGAGGTTTACGTTACATACGGCTGACTGCCGTGGAAATGAGAAGAATGTGTGCTATCCGCATGAATGCCGGATTGGCAGTATTGCAGAATTCCAGTCAGCAGTGGGATTTGACCATGTGTGTGCCTCTTTCAAAGGTGGCAGGCGCAGCGTGGGAAATTTCCATAGCGCGGACGTGCTGGTGATGGACTGCGACAATGACCGTTCAGATGTTCCTGCCGAATGGGTTACGCCAGAAAAGCTGGAAGAGATGCTGACGGGTGTAAGCTATGTGCTGGCACCCAGCCGCCATGATGGAGAAGTGAAGGACGGCAAGTCCCCACGTCCAAGATTTCATGTGTACTTTCCCCATGAGCCTATCGAGGAGGCAGGGGAATATGCCGGGCTGAAACGTGCCATTCAGGCAAGGTTTCCCTTTTTTGATGGCAACGCTCTTGATGCGGCGCGGTTCATTTATGGACATCCCTGTGAACAGGTAGTCTGGCACGAAGGGGAACAGTCGATTGAGCAGCTGGTGCTGGCCTGCCAGACAACGGAAAGCATACCGCAGGGACAGCGCAACAGTACCCTGTCCCATTTTGCAGGCAAGCTGGTGAAGCGTTACGGAGCAACGGAGCGGGCACATGAGATTTTCTTGGAGAAAGCCGCCAAGTGTGAGCCGCCGCTCTCAGATGCGGAACTGGACAAGATTTGGCATAGCGCAGAGGGCTTTGCCAGGAGAGTGCAGGAACAGCCGGGATATGTGCCACCGGAGCAATATGAACATGTTTCCCTGAAACCTGCTGACTATAGCGATATCGGACAGGCAAAGGTGCTGGCTAGGGAATATCGGGATGAACTGAAATACACGCCAGCCACGGATTATCTCCGCTATGACGGCGTTACCTGGAATGAATCAAGGGCACAGGCCATCGGAGCCATGGAGGAGTTCCTGGATTTACAGCTGGCAGATGCCCAGGATGAGGTAAAAGCTGCGGTCAAGGAACTGACAGATTTGGGTGTGGCACAGGAAAAACTGACCAAGGGCGGCAGGACGCTGGAAAAGGAAATCACGGAGGCACAGATGAAGGCATATGCCCGCTATCAGTCGGCTATGAGTTACCTTGCCTTTGTACAGAAACGTCGGGACATGAAGTATGTACTGTCTGCCCTGCAGGCGGCAAGGCCAATGCTGGAAATTAAAGTAGATGACCTTGACCATGATGCATTCTTGCTGAATACCCCGGACGGGGCGTATGACCTGCGGCTGGGGCTGGCAGGAAAAAAGCTACATGAGCCTTCTGACTATGCTACCAAGGTTACCGCTGTGGCACCAGGGGAGTCGGGGGCGCAGATTTGGCAGGATGCCCTTGGGACATTCTTCTGCGGTGACATCGAATTGATGGATTACGTGCAACAGATTGTTGGGCTGGCAGCAGTAGGAAAGGTGTATGTGGAGTCGCTCATTATTGCTTATGGTGACGGGCGTAATGGTAAGTCAACCTTTTGGAACACTATCGCCAGAGTACTTGGAACGTACAGTGGCAATATCTCAGCGGACACTTTGACCGTTGGCTGCAAGCGGAATGTGAAACCGGAACTGGCCGAGGCCAAGGGGAAACGTATGCTGATTGCAGCAGAACTTGATGAGGGTATGCGGCTTAACACATCGCTCATCAAGCAGCTTTGTTCCACGGATGCAGTCCAGGCTGAGAAAAAGTACAAAGACCCGTTCCATTTTACGCCGAGCCACACCCTTGTGCTCTACACGAATCATCTGCCGAGGGTAGGTGCCAATGACCCAGGCACTTGGCGGCGGCTGTTGGTAATTCCTTTTGATGCTGTAATTGAGGGAAATAGCGACATCAAGAACTATTCGGATTATCTCTTTGATGAGGCTGGCTCAGCGGTGCTTGCCTGGGTGATTGAAGGAGCACAGAAGGTCATCCAGAGCGGATTCCATCTCTCGAAGCCATCGTGCGTTGAAAGTGCGATCGATGCCTATCGTGACAATAATGACTGGTTGGGGCATTTCTTGGAGGATTGTTGTTTGGTTGATAAGAGTTACAAAGAAAAATCTGGTGAACTCTATAACGCATATCGTGCCTATGCTGCAAGCACAGGGGAGTATGTGCGCGGAACAACAGACTTCTATTCTGCATTGGAACTTGCCGGCTACAGGAAATATCGGACTAAGAAGGGCGGCGTTGTTGATGGGCTGATGCTCATCCAAGGAAGAGACTTCTTGGAGTGATTTTCGGTAGGGGTGACACTCGGTGACAGTCGTATATAAAACCCCCTTTAGGGCTGTTATTTTAGGAAAAAATCACTATATAGAGAGTTTATGTATAGAGTGTAACCGAGTGTCACCCTTAAGTCGGAATACCTTGATATATAAGGACTGGAGGACATTATGAAAGAAAGAGCCATTGAACACAAACTCGTGACGGAAACGGTGCGGCGCAGAGGTGTGGCATTGAAGTTTGTCAGCCCAGGCTGCATGGGAGTTCCTGACCGTATCGTGATGTTGCCTAATGGCAAGATAGGCTTCGTGGAACTTAAGGCACCAGGGAAAAAGCTCAGGCCGATACAGGCAAGACGCATACAGCAAATGAGGAAGATGGGGTTCAAGGTCTATGTGATTGATGGTATGGAGCAGATTGGCTCTGTACTGGATGAGATTGGAGAGTGTGCAAAATGGAATTAAGTCATGTTTATAAAATGATGGCTGGCATAAAACCCGGTGACAAGATTGATTTCAATAGCTACGGAGCCTGCGATAGCGCAACCAGACTTGGCAGGAGTAGCAGTTCCGCCATTCCTGCAACTGGTACTGTGCTCAAGGTCTACCCTCGCTATGTGTTGGTGCGTCTGAAGGTGGCAAGGGAATGTATCCACTGGGGCAGCATTAAGAAGTTGAATGGCTCTCCATGGCCATTCTATAAAGAGGTGATGGTGTGATGGAATATACACCGCATCAGTATCAAGATTTTGCTACCAACTTCATTCTGAAGAATCCAGTCGCTGCTATCTTTCTGGATTGTGGCCTGGGCAAGACGGTCATCACCCTTACCGCGCTAGAGGAACTTCTGCATAACAGTTTCGAGGTCAGTAGGGTACTGATTATCGCTCCTCTCCGTGTAGCACGGGACACGTGGCCGGCAGAAATACAGAAGTGGAGTCACCTGTCCAATCTGACCTATGCCGTGGCTGTGGGCAGTACCGCCAAGCGGATATCTGCCCTTCGGCAAAAGGCAGAGGTCACCATCATCAACAGAGAAAATGTGGACTGGCTCATAAGCCATAACACTTTCGACTTCGACATGGTGGTTATTGACGAGTTGAGTTCATTCAAGTCCAGGCAGGCTCGGAGGTTCAAGGCACTGATGAAGGTACGTCCCGTTGTGAAGCGGGTGGTAGGGTTGACGGGCACTCCTTCCAGCAATGGCCTCATGGACTTGTGGGCAGAGTTCCGGTTGCTGGACATGGGTAAGCGGTTGGGCAGGTTTATCGGTCACTACCGTGATGAGTTCTTCCTGCCGGACAGACGCAATCAGCAGATAGTATTTTCCTACAAGCCCAAGGCTGGAGCTGAAGAAGAAATCTATCGGCGGATAAGCGACATCACAATCTCCATGAAGTCAGCGGATTATCTGAAGTTGCCGCCGCTGGTCATGACCACAAAGACCGTAGTCATGACGGCAAAGGAACGGCGTACCTACGATTCACTGAAGCGTGACTTGGTGGTGTCCGTGGGTGACACCGAGATTGATGCCGTGAGTGCAGCGGCACTTTCCAATAAGCTTCTGCAGATGGCGGGCGGTGCTGTTTACGATGGTGATGGCACGGCTCATGCCATCCATGACAAAAAGCTGGATGCCCTGGAGGATTTGGTGGAAAGCGCCAACGGCAAGCCTGTGCTGGTGGCTTATTGGTTCAAGCATGAAGCCGAACGCATCAAGGACCGTCTGAAGGTCAGGGAGATAAAGACCAGTCAGGACATCGCCGACTGGAACGCAGGAAAGATTCCTGTGGCGCTTATCCATCCAGCATCAGCAGGTCACGGCTTGAACCTGCAGGCGGGCGGCTCCATTCTCATTTGGTTCAGCCTCACATGGAGCCTTGAACTCTACCAGCAGACCAATGCCAGGCTTTACCGCCAAGGGCAGAAAGACACCGTCAGCATCATCCACATCACCACGGAAGGCACGATTGATGAGGATGTCATGAAGGCTCTGGAGCGTAAGGACAAGACGCAGACCGCCTTGATTGAAGCAGTTAAGGCAAACTTGGGAGGAAAATAGAAATGACAGCGAAGGAATATCTGAAGCAGGCATATTGGGCTGATCAGCGGATAAACAGCAAACTGAATCAGCTGGCATCGCTCAAGGACATGGCGACAAAGGCCACATCAACCTTGGGAACGGAGCCAGTCAGCGGTACCAGAAATGTCCAGCGAATGGCAGATACCATCGACAACATCATTGCTTTGGAGAATGAAATCAACGATGACATTGACCATCTGGTGGATTTGAAGCGGGATGTTATGAAGACACTTAGTAAGGTGCAGGACACCAATTGCCTGATGCTTTTGGAGCTTCGGTATCTTAGCTTCAAGTCTTGGGAGGATATTGCTGCGGAGATGCATTACGGCTCCCGCTGGGTACACATCCTGCATTCCAAGGGACTCACCGCTGTAGAAAAAATCTTGGAAAAAAATAAAGAGTGCACAAAAATTCACTAGAATTCCTACCCCAAAGTGCTAAAATGGTAGCATGAAATAAAAAGATGAAAACCTCCAAAGGGAGCAATCCCCGAGGAGGTTTTTTAGTGCCCGGAATCGAGGTGAAGCCCATGCCAATGAAACCAAAGCGCCCATGTCGGTATGGCGGCTGTCCAAAGCTGACTGACCACAAGAGCGGTTACTGTGAAGACCATCGGAAGATGATGGAACGTCACTACGAGCACTTTGCCCGTGGCTATGACCATCACAAACGCTACGATGAGCGGTGGCGAAGTATTCGGAACAGGTACATCATCCGTCATCCCTTATGTGAGTTGTGCCAGAGCCACGGCAAGTACAAAGCAGCACAGCTGGTTCATCATATTTTGCCCTTGGCAGATGGCGGCACCCATGACGAAAGCAACTTGCAGAGCCTTTGCATCAGCTGTCATGAGAAGATTCATAAGCGTAGCCGCAGGATTTACTGAGGGGCAGGGGCGGTATCAATCTCTAAGTGAGAACAGATGTCCGTCCGGCACCTGCCCTCATGCGAAAAAATCGTTTTTCAAACAGGGGAATAGGCAGGGAAGTCTCGGTGGGGCTTATCCCTTGTACGGACGGGGATAACTGAAAGTTATGGAACCCCATACCTCTTTGAAAAATGCCGATTTTGTTTGAAAAACGTTTGAAAAAATCAAGAAATTAAACGCAGGAAGGGAGTGATGAAGATGGCCAAAGATGGAACAAATCGCGGCGGTGCCAGAGCAGGCGCTGGGCGTAAGAAAAAAGCCCTTGCCGATAAAATCAGCGAAGGCAAAACTGCCAAGGTGACGGTGCTTCCCACGGCCAATCTGCAAGGTATGGAAATGCCCGCTCCCAAGGAGTACCTCAAAGCCCCCCAGAAGAACGGGCAGGAAAATTACGCTGTGGAGATTTACGAAAAGACGTGGAACTGGCTGAATCAGAAGGGCTGTGCCGAACTGGTCAGCCCGGAGCTTATCGAGCACTATGCCATGACCGTGTCCCGTTGGATTCAATGTCAGGACGCCATCTCCAATTATGGATTCCTTGCCAAGCATCCAACGACTGGGGCGGCTATCGTATCGCCCTATGTGAACATCAGCTTGCAGTACATGAAACAGGCCAACCAACTGTGGTACCAGATTTATCAGGTGGTCAAGGAAAACTGCTCGGAAGGATACAGCGGAGCCAATCCGCAGGATGATGTGATGGAGCGTTTGCTCCGTACTAGAATGGGAAAGTAGCAATTAAGACTCTGGCTCATTGAGTAATTCCGCAAGCCTGTTCCTAAGAAAAGTTAATATTTCTCTTCGTTCATTGTAGTATTTATCCTTTTCTTCTTGACTTTTAAATCCAGGCATCTCAGGATTCCAGCTACTGTTATCATCCCATGATAGCCATTCTTCAAAATAATTGTCTATATCCATCAAAAGCCATTTGCAAAATTGGATTTTTGAAACAGGAATAATATATTCTTTTTCTTCAAGAGTATCATATATTTGGCAATAATCATCATGAATATTACAGTGTAAATCAGAGCCTTCTTTATCATTCCAAAGATAGAAATCCTCATTTCCGCTTAATCCTCTGGTAACAGAAAGAAGCCATTCTATCGGGAGGTCACAATGGACATAGCTCAGACGCCAACTATTATCACCAAGGGTTAATCTACTCCAACCACAATGGGGTTTTTCTAACATAACTATAAGCCTCGTTTAAAATCTTGGATTTGGTAGGGCGACCGGTTATGACTCCGGCTTTTCAATCGCTCCGCTGTGCTGGAAACTACGCCCTCTTACCGCCCTTATGGCTAATTACACAGCGCATACCATAAGGGGGAATCCATCAAAACTTCATGAAGAATATGGTTCGACTGAAAAGTATATAAATCCTGCTTGACGCAGATTAATTATGGGAGGTGTGCTTATTGGGAAAAACAACTACAGATATGCAGCTTGTCCCCATCGACAAGTTGGTGCCTTATGTGAATAACGCCCGGACACATTCGCCGGAACAGATAACTAAGTTACGCTCATCGCTACGAGAGTTTGGCTTTGTGAATCCCGTCATCATTGACAGGGACTTCAACGTCATAGCTGGGCATGGCAGATTGATGGCAGCCAAGGAAGAGCATATTGCTGAAGTGCCATGTGTGTTTGTGGACTATCTCACAGAGGCACAGAAGAAAGCCTATATTCTCGCCGACAACCGCTATGCCTTGGATGCCGGATGGGATGAAGATATGCTCCGTGTCGAGATTGAAGCCTTGCAGGGCATGGACTTTGACTTAGGGCTGACCGGCTTTGACGAAAAGGAACTGGCTGACCTCTTTGAAACCAATGACGATGCCAAACAGGATGATTTCGATGTGGACAAGGAACTTGAAAAGCCGTGTATCTCCAAGGCAGGAGATGTATGGCACCTTGGCAAGCACCGGGTTATCTGCGGTGATTCTACCTTGCCGGAAACCTACCAGCGTCTGCTCGCTGATGAACAAGTAAATTTGGTATGCACCGACCCGCCATATATGGTGAATCTTGAAAGCACATCCGGCAAAATCAGGAACGATGACCTCTCCGACAAGGAGGCATACGAATTCCTGACCAAAGCCTTCGGCTGTTTCCATGAAGCCATGGCAAAGGATGCCTCGATATATGTTTTCTACGCTACGGCAAAAGCCCGCATCTTTCATGACGCTTATGAGGATGCGGGCTTTAAAGTTGGGGCAGGGTTGGTGTGGAAGAAGAACCGCCTGGTGCTGACACGCACCGATTGGAAGTACATCCATGAACCGATTATCTGGGGCTGGCGCAAGGATGGCAAGCATACCTGGTATGGCGATCAGAAGCAGACCACGGTATTTGAATTCGACCGCATAAAGAATTCAAAGGAAGATGGCTGCGGTCATCCGTCCAGCAAGCCGGTTCCCTTGATTGCTTATCTCATCAAGCAATGCACCCAGACAAATGGGCTGGTGCTGGATGGCTTCCTTGGCTCGGCTTCAACGCTTATAGCCTGCGACCAGTTGGGGCGTATCTGTTACGGTGTGGAACTTGAGCCGAAGTTTGTGGATGTGGCGGTAGCAAGATACATTGCTGCCCATGATGGCAATTTTGCTGATGTGTATGTGGAACGGGACGGGGAGAAGATTCCCTATGCCGATGTTCCCAAACCGAAGGAGGACTGACTTATGCGGGTATTTCTGAATCCTGGGCATGCCCCTTGTGGCTGCCCTGACCCCGGTGCTGTCAATAGTGGAACGGGACTTAGAGAATGTGATGTGGCCAAGAATATCGCCGACCTGGTAGAGAAGCACCTCACCAAGGCCGGCGTTTCTGTATCCGGCAATTTACAGTCGGATGATTTGTATGAGGTGGTCTGTGCCTCAAACAACATTGACGCAGATGTGTTTGTATCAATCCACTGCAATGCCTTCAACGGCGTAGCCAATGGCACGGAGACATGGCACTACCACACCAGCAAATACGGTAAACAGCTTGCTGAGTGCATTCAGCGTCAGATTGTGAATGCGTTGGGGACGGAAGACCGTGGCATTAAGGGTGCAGAGCCGGGAAGAAACGGTCTGTATGTACTCTCAAATACGGATGCCGTAGCGGTGTTGGTGGAGACTGCATTTATCGACAATGCCGAGGATGAGGTTTTGCTCCGCACCAAGCAGGATGAGTTCGCCCGTGCTATCGCCAGGGGCATTACGGATTTTGAACAGGAGACTTTGAATCAATGACAGAACAGAAAAAACTGACCTTAGGCAGTCTCTTTGATGGCAGTGGAGGCTTTCCATTGGGCGCAATCCTGGCTGGCATCGAACCAAGGTGGGCGAGTGAAGTGGAGCCTTTCCCAATCAGGGTGACCACCAAGCGGCTGCCCATGGTCAGGCATTATGGAGACATCAATCAGATACACGGCGGCAAGGTCGAGCCGGTGGACATCATCACCTTTGGCTCCCCTTGCACCGATATGAGCATTGCCGGCAAGAGGGCAGGACTGGACGGAAAGCAGTCCTGCCTTTTCTATGAAGCGGTGCGTGTAATCAAAGAAATGAGGGAGGCTACAAATGGCAGATATCCAAGATTCATTGTGTGGGAGAACGTCACCGGGGCATTCTCCAGCAGCAAGGGACGGGACTTCCAATCCGTCCTCACGGAAATCGTCCGCATCAAAGAACCACAGGCTCCCCCGGTGCCTATGCCTGAAAAAACTGGCTGGCCTTATGCCGACATTCTCATGGGAGATGGATGGAGCATTGCGTACCGTGTTATGGACGCGCAAGGTTGGGGAGTTCCACAAAGGCGGCGCAGGATCTACCTTGTCGCAGATTTTGCAGGCGGTTGTGCATCCAAAATATTATTTGACACCGAAAGCTTGCTCGGGAATTCTGCATCGTGCTTTAGCTCGTGGCAAGGCTTTGCCGGAAAACTTGCGTATAGCCTTGGAACGGCAGGCAAAGGTGTAAGCGCAGGATTTTGTACAGAGCATTCAGCCAAGAGCCGCAGCATTGGCTACGAGGAGGAAAAGTCACCGACACTTCGGGCTGGAGTGGTTCCTGCCGCCATAACCACTCAACAGGCACAAGTTTATGAAAACCATAGCATGGATTCCAGATACACGGGGCCGCTGGAGGTTGCCCCAACGGTAGCCAGCACCTATGGCACAGGCGGCAATAATCAGCCACTCGTTACAAAGTTTTGGGATGGCAGTGAGGTGGCAGGAACAATTACCGCAAGCAATGCTGCAGGACAGCAGCGGATGCCGGATAAAGATAATTTCAATGCCGTGGTCAGTACCGTAGATATACGACTAACTTCTGAGGGAACGAAGAACGCTCGCCACAACATTTACGAAACCAACATCTCCCGCTGCATAGATACATCCGGCAATACCCCGGATGCCAATCAGGGCGGCCTGGCTATCGTTCAGCAGGATGAAGCCTATGCCATGACCACAGGCTGCTACACGCAGGTGGAAAAAGAAAAATCTCCCACGCTGATGTCCAGGGATTACAAAGACCCAACGGCAGTATGCTGCGGGATTGGCAGGGATGCTTTCAATGCCGGAGCCAATGCCAAATTCGCACCGTCCTTTGATGAGGAACTGCAACCACCCATGACGGCAAGAGGACCTGGGGCAGTGCAAAAAGGTTATATTGTCCGCAGGCTTACTCCCTTGGAATGTTGTCGGCTCCAAGGTTTCCCGGATTGGTGGTGCAGTGACCTTGGCACGGAAAATCCCACAGCGGAAGAAATGCAGTTCTGGCGTGAGGTCTTTGAAACCCACCGCAAGGTGATGGGAACCACCAAGAAGTCAAAGACCGATAACCAAATCCGCAAGTGGCTGACCAATCCCCATACGGATAGCGCCGAGTACAAGATGTGGGGTAATGGAGTAGCACTTCCCTGTGTCTACTATGTAATGATGGGCGTTGCCCACTTCGCTAAGGAAAAATGACCAAACAAGACATAAATAACTTGCTATTTCCTACGCTTTACGGGAATATGTGACTACCTGGAGAAAAGGAGGTTTTGAAAATGGAAGTAAAGTACAACGTCAGCGGTGACCGCCGCAAGGAAATGGTGAAGGTAGTCAGCGAGGCTTTGGAAGGCTGGGAAATCAAGTATCTTGGAGCACCAAGTTTTTCCTACCAGGTGGGAGACTTCGAGATAACCAAAGATGGCACCCTGATTTTTGCCGACCGCACCGACAGTAAGATGGTAGAGGATGTTCTTGAAGCATTGGAACAGGCAGGCTTTCCTTGCGAATCCCATGAGGATTTACCGGAGGAAAAGCAGACGACCGAGGAGCAGGAGCCTGCAGAAGACAGCCTTTCCATTAGCTTGCCGAGGGAATCCTTCACGGATGATGCCTTGGAGAACCTTGACCACCTGCTGGAGAGCAAGGGCAGTCTTATCAAGAAGGCATTTGGCATCGAAGAAGCGACTTACACACTCACGGAAAGCGACATTACATTTGCTTGGCTGAATGGAGAAGTAACGCCGGAGAAGGCAAAGGCAACGCAGGACTTCATCAGTAAGCTCTGCGAGATGGCAAGAACGCAGAAACGGGTGACCGCCAAGGCTAAAGCGGTGGACAACGAGAAATACGCCTTCCGCTGTTTCCTCCTGCGGCTTGGGCTGATTGGAGCCGAGTATAAGGAAACGAGGAAAATCCTTATGGCGAACCTTTCGGGCAACGCCAGCTTCAAGTCCGGCAAAAAGAAGGAGGTTGCTGAACATGAGCAAGGGTAACAGGATGGGATTCCCGAGCAGAGAGGAGGTGGAGCGGCTGCGCTCCATCTACCCTCCGGGGCGCATTGTGATGCTGGTGGAAATGCACGATGAACCGCAGGCACCGCCGGAAGGAACCGTTGGGGAGATAAGGGGCGTGGATGATGCAGGCTCGATTTTAGTCCGCTGGGACAACGGCTCCAGTCTAAGCCTTATTCCCAACGTGGACCGCTTCTATATTCTCAAGCACAGACCAGAGCAGGAATGAACCTTTCATAAACGCTGTGTATACACACTTATTAACTGGATAATCTCTCTCACTAGAGTGATATATACAGTAAGGAAAAACACAGCAGACCACAAGGAAGAAAGGGGATTTCAAAATGAATGCGAATACCGCCAAGCAGATTGAGAACATGAAGAAACAGACCATTGGGGTGGAGGTTGAGATGTACAGCATCAGCCGCCAAAAGGCATCCAAGGTTGCCGCCGACTACTTCGGCACCGGACGCTACGAGTACACGGCAGACCGCAACGGTTACTACACTTGGAGCGCATGGGACGGACAGGGCAGGGAATGGAAATTCCAAAGGGATGTCAGCATCGATGCAGAATCCGGCAACGAACAGACCGAATTGGTAACGCCCATCCTGCACTACGAAGACATTGCCACCTTGCAGGAACTTCTTCGCAACCTTCGCCACGCCGGAGCCAAAAGCAATCCCCGCCACATGTGCGGAGTACACATTCACATCGGCAAAGCCGACCACACGGCACAAACCTTGCGGAATCTTGCCAACATCATGGCAAGCCACGAAAGCCTGCTGATTGCCGCCATGAGACTTGACCAAAACCGCCTCGGACGCTATTGCCGGACGGTCAGCCGGAACTTCCTCGACCGGCTCAACAAGAAAAAGCCACAGACCATGCAGGCTTTGGCAGACATTTGGTACGAAGGAAACGGCGCAAGCTACGGTAGACATCAGCACTACAACGAAAGCCGGTATCATTGCCTAAACCTTCACGCCACATTCACCAAGGGAACCATCGAGTTTCGGCTTTTCCAATTTGCCAACCCCACGGCAGATAAAAAGGGCGGCATTCACGCAGGCGAACTCAAAAGCTACATTCAGCTTTGCCTAGCCCTTTCCGAAATGGCAAAGGAGGTAAAGACCGCAAGCCCCAAAGAACCACAGCGGGAGAACCCCAAATTTGCGATGCGGACTTGGCTGATGCGCCTTGGATTCATTGGGGAGGAATTTGCAACCGCAAGGGAAATCCTCACAAGGAACCTTGAAGGCGATGCCGCTTTCCGCTTCGGCAGGAATACCCCTTCGGCTTAAAAGCCCCACAAAGCCCACTGACCCGCCACACGGCGGGCTTTGGGTGGTAGAAGGGATATTCCTTCGGAGGCAGAAAGGAAGGCAAAGAAAATGAAAAGCAGGATTTACATTGCCTACGGCAGTAACATGGACTTAGGCCAGATGGCGTTCAGATGCCCCAAGGCCAAGCTCTTAGGAACAGGAATCATTGAAGGATGGCGGCTGATGTTCAAGGGGAGCAAGACCGGAGCCTACGCCACCATCGAGAAAGAAAAGGGACAGAAAGTGCCGGTGCTCCTGTGGCAGATTACGGAGGATGATGAGAACAGCCTCGATCACTACGAGGGCTTTCCGACTTTCTACTACAAAAAGACCATTAAGGTTGTGAAAACGGATGAGCATGGCATTCGCTGTGGGATTACCCAAGGGATGGTTTACATCATGCATGAGAACCGCAAGCTGGGGATTCCATCCAGCCACTACCTTGAAACGCTGGACAGGGCTTATCTGAAATTCGGCTTTGACGAGAATATCCTCGGCGATGCCTACGAATACAGCTGGCCTACGGACTGAAATGTATACACAAGAGTTATCCGAAAATCGCTTGATATAAACCTCGTTTAGAGCGAACATACACATACCGAAAGGGAACAACCAGACAAGCGAAGGAGGATGCAACCATGTGGAGCAAAGGCGAAATTGAGATTGAAGGCACCAAGGTTCAGTATTGGGTAAAGCACTACGAAGAAGGTTCAGAATTCGGAATTGACGGCGGCAGAATTTCCAAGCTGGAATGCCGGGCGAACGGCAAAACAATCCTTCACTACGAACGGGGATGGGACATGGAACCGGATACGGAACTTGGCTACCAAGCCTACGCAATTCTGATGGAAAAGTTCAACTGAGATTGGCAACAGCCGGGGACAGCCCTTCGGGGCTGTTCCTCGTGTAAAATAGATTTTGAGAGTCGCTGATGGCGGCTCTTTTTTGTTGGGGGTGATTGATTGCGAAAACTTACTGGCTACAAGCCGACTGAATTTATGGCAGAGGATTCCCATTACGACAAGGGGGCTGCGGACTTTGCCGTGGCCTTCATTGAGAGCTTATGCCACACCAAGGGGACATGGGCGGGAAAGCCATTCGAGCTGATTGACTGGCAGGAACGAATCATTCGTGACCTTTTTGGTATTCTCAAGAAAAACGGCTATCGCCAGTTCAATACAGCCTACGTGGAAATCCCCAAGAAGCAAGGCAAGAGCGAACTGGCGGCGGCTGTGGCGCTTTTGCTTTGTTGTGGTGATGGGGAGGAACGGGCAGAAGTTTATGGTTGTGCGGCTGACCGCCAGCAGGCTGGCATCGTTTTTGATGTGGCTGCTGACATGGTGAGGATGTGTCCGGCGCTCAATAAACGAGTGAAAATCCTTGCATCACAAAAGCGGATGGTTTTCCAGCCCACCAACAGTTTCTATCAGGTGCTGTCGGCAGAGGCTTACTCCAAGCATGGCTTCAATATCCATGGTGTGGTATTTGATGAGCTGCATACCCAGCCGAACAGAAAGTTATTTGATGTCATGACCAAAGGCTCCGGTGATGCCCGTATGCAGCCGCTGTATTTTCTGATTACCACGGCAGGAACGGACACGCAGTCTATTTGCTACGAAACGCATCAGAAGGCGTTGGACATTCTCGAAGGTCGCAAAATTGACCATACATTCTACCCGGTTATTTATGGAGCCAGAGAGGATGAAGACTGGACAAGTCCAGCGGTTTGGAAAAAAGCCAATCCCTCCCTGGGCATTACCGTTGGCATAGACAAGGTGCAAGCTGCCTGTGATTCAGCCAAGCAGAATCCGGGCGAGGAGAACTCCTTCCGGCAGTTGCGCCTTAACCAATGGGTAAAGCAGTCCATCCGCTGGATGCCGATGCATAAATGGGATGCCTGCGCTTTTCAGGTTTCGGAAGATGAACTGGAAGGACGTGTCTGCTATGGTGGTCTAGACCTTTCCAGTACCACAGACATAACGGCTTTTGTGCTGGTGTTCCCGCCAATGGACGAGAGCGATAAATATGCAGTGCTGCCGTATTTTTGGATTCCCGAGGACAATGTGGATTTGCGTGTGCGCCGTGACCATGTTCCCTATGATGTTTGGCAGAGGCAGGGCAAACTGGAAACTACGGAAGGGAATGTTGTTCATTATGGTTATATTGAAAAGTTCATCGAGCGACTGGGCGAGCGGTTCAATATCCGCGAGATTGCCTTCGACCGTTGGGGAGCGGTGCAGATGGTGCAGAATCTTGAGGGGATGGGCTTTACCGTAGTCCCCTTCGGACAGGGATTTGCCTCCATGTCACCGCCGACCAAGGAATTGATGAAGCTGGTGCTGGAGGAGAAAATCGCTCATGGCGGTCATCCGGTGCTTCGTTGGAACATGGACAACATCTTCATCCGTACCAACCCTGCCGGAAACATCAAGGCAGACAAAGCAAAAAGCACGGAGAAGATTGACGGGGTGATTGCCCTCATCATGGCTCTTGACCGTGCTATTCGTTGCGGAAATGATAGCGGAGAATCAGTATATGACAGCCGTGGTGTGCTGGTTATTTAGATAGTTCTTGTAGATAATGTTCCTCAAAAATAGCTGCTGCCGTTGCACAGAAATCGGCGCAGGGGCGTTCAGCATAATACTCTTTTGTTCGTTTTGATGGTGTAGGCTGGTCATGTTTTTGCTCTAAGCCTAGCAACTCACGGCAGATAATGGAGCCTTGATGCTCTTTGAACTGAAGTGCAAGTTTTTGAACCTGACTATACAGTGCTTTTTTCTTTTCATCATCTGGTGTGTCGTAACCATCTGCTAAACCTATTAGCAGACATAAAGAAGAGACAGCACCGCATATTTCCCGCAGACGGCTGATTCCACCTCCCATGGGTGATGCCATCCGCAATACGGTTTTAGGGTCAAGTCCTTTTTCCTGCAAATAATCTTCATAGGCCAGCAGTACGGACTGGGAGCAATTGTAGCCGGAATTGAAATTTTCCCTTGCTTTATTTCCGCGAATTGACTTTTCAAAATCCATAGAATTAATCTCCTTGTATACATAAAATAATTCTCATTTATGACTTGCTATTTCTTCCATAGTACGGGAATATACACATACCGAAAGGGAAAACACAGACAACCGAAAGGGAGGAAAACAAAATGACAAAGCAGGAAGTAAACGAAATCATCACTAGCAAGGCAGCCGAGTACGGATTCGAGATTGAAGAAAACTCGATGGGCTGGAACAACAAGCGCACGGGGCAGGATTACATCAACATCCAGATTTTCCAGAACACCAACCTCGACAAAACCGACTGGGAAAAACGCATAGGCTGCATTGAAATCGAAGCCAACGCAAGCGTAAGCCGGATGGGGGGAAGCCCCACGCCGGAGGAACTTTTGAAGGCCGCCGATGAGATTGCAAGAGGAGCAAAATTCACGGCAGAACTTCAAAGCATGGGGCTTTCCTACGAAAGAACCTTCTAAGCCGAAAGCAAGGCAGGGGCACCGCTCGAAAGGGCGGTGCCTTTGTAGTTAATCACATGTTACGTAGTGCAGATTAACTTAAAGTTTGGAAATAGCATATCGCGCTTCATCCTTAGTAAATCCTTCATAAAGAAGTTGTCGATGTATGGCATTTTTCGATAACCCCATAAGTTGATATTGCTCAGCTTTTCCGAGAGCATGAGCATTCCAATCTGCAGAAACATTATTCATTGCATAAAGGGCTTCTTCATGAGTAAATCCTTCAGAGGGAGAAAAAAGTTGACGATAGATACCCTTTTTCGAGAAGTAACCATGTAAAAGGTAAACATTGGCCTTTTCTAAAGCGTTATTTTTCCAATCTACATCAATGTTTTCAATAGCGGAGGTAGATATTTCTTTTGAAAATCCGACATATAGCAACTGACGAAGTAAGCCTTTTTTTGATAGATGCGCTTGATCAGAATAGTTTTGTGCTTGCTGTAAAGCATTCTCATATTCGGACGATGAATTATTGTTTCGTGATTGCTCTGCTGATTGTTTTATATTACCTCTATGAGTATTCTGAGGTGGCTGGGAAGAAGAATGTTTATTTGAACTTTGCTTAATTTCAGAAATAACTACATCTGAATCTACAGAGCCTGTAACATAGGCGGTAATGTGAATATCGCCTGCTGACGTTACACTACGATCAAATTTTTTACTTATGACTTTTATTAAATTGCGGCTAATGGTTATTATTTCATCATGAGTAACTTTAGAATTTTTTACTTGAGTATTACTCGAAACAAGAACGCCAACTTGTTCAGAAATAGAGCGAAGTGCCTCAGAAAAAGCTGCATCTTCAGCTTGCTGAATTGTTTCTTTTTTGCTTACAGTATATTCACCTTTAGCATTAAAGGTTTCAACACTAGCTTCTGATATGTTAGATAGACTAAAAAGTAAAGACATGGATAGCAAGATGCCGCATAAAGACAGTTTGACTTTTTTCATTTTCATTCCTCCAATACATAAAAGGGGTGATTTACCATGAACTTCTTAACAAAATTTTTCCGTCCAAGGGACAAGCCTCAAAACTTCTATCACTTCAGTGGCTGGCCGTTCGTCTTCGGCAGGCCTGCTAGTGGGAAAAAGGTCAACGAATTTACAGCCATGCAGACCACGGCGGTGTATGCCTGCGTCCGCATATTGGCTGAGTCCATTGCCGGATTGCCGCTTCATGTCTACGAATACAAAGGTCAGGGCAAGGAGCGTGTGCCTCAGCATCCGCTGTACTTCCTGCTCCATGATTCGCCCAATCCTGAAATGACTTCTTTTATATTTCGAGAGACGGCCATGATTCACCTGCTTTTGTGGGGAAATTCCTACTCGCAGATAATCCGCGATGGCATGGGGCGAGTGGTGGGGCTGTATCCGCTTTTGCCAAATCGCATGAGCGTTGACCGGGACGAGCAAGGGGAGATTGTTTATACCTACACGCCTGTGGAGTGTGGCAGTCAGATAAAGCTCCGTAGGCAGGAGGTCCTGCATATTCCAGGGCTAGGCTTTGATGGGCTTGTGGGCTATTCGCCTATAGCCATGGCTCGTAACGCTGTGGGCATGACTTTGGCCTGCGAGGAATACGGCTCGGCGTTCTTTGCCAACGGGGCAAGACCGGGAGGTGTGTTAAAACATCCGGGAGTTCTAAAAGACCCGTCGAAACTTCGCGAAAGCTGGCAAGCCGTCTATGGCGGTACAGCTAACACAGGCAAGGTTGTGGTCTTGGAGGAAGGAGTGGATTATCAGCAGATTTCCATCCCGCCGGAGGAGGCGCAGTTCCTCGAAACTCGCAAGTTCCAAATTGACGAGATAGCACGACTCTATCGTGTGCCGCCACATATGATTGGTGACCTTGAAAAATCCTCGTTCAACAACATCGAACAGCAGTCCTTGGAGTATGTGAAGTACACACTGAATCCGTGGGTGGTGCGTTGGGAACAGTCCTTGCAGAAAGCCCTGCTTAATTCTGCGGAACAGAAGCGGTACTTCATCAAGTTCAACGTGGATGGGCTGATGCGAGGTGACTACCAGAGCCGTATGGCTGGCTATGCCGTGGGCAGGCAGAACGGCTGGCTGTCAGCCAACGATATCCGTGAGATGGAGAACATGAATCCTATCCCTGAGGAGGAAGGTGGCAATCTCTACTTGATTAATGGCAATCTATGTAAGCTCTGTGATGCAGGACTGTTTGGAAATAAAAAAGGCACCGAGAATAAATCGGCGCCTTAAAATTATATGCCCAAAGTCCGATAAAAGCTTTCATCGATGACACGACGATATTCTTTTAACACCGGGCTATAGCCCATGGTGTCATTGAAGAATCGCATTTTATAAGCGGACACAAAAGCAACTTCAGCAGCATGAGGAACGAAGGGGTTACCTTCAGCATGGCTGTAATCATGATGAATGTTCCAATCCATCCAGCCATTTTGGCGGAGACATGCCACAGATTTCCGCTCCCAATTATAGCGGAAGTAGGCAGTGAAGTTGCCAATGACCTTATATGGGCCACCTACATAGGTTTCATGCTTGCTCCAGTAATCATCGGAAAATTGAACCCGAATGATATTTATGGCAATTTGATAGTTGGGAGGGTTATAGTTTTGAACAACAACGGATGACCTGTCAGCATAAGTTCCAACGCCCATACCACCATCGACACAGACATAATTGCCATTGTCGAGTGTATCGGGGTACAAACTTCCGGCACTGGCTAACATACATGGGAGTAGCAGAAGCATGGTAAAGAGCCATGCTTTTAGCATTTTTCGCATAGGTATTCTCCTTTCGTATATATAGACGATTTGGAATCGAGGTATAAATTCTAGGCTAATAATAAAATGTCCTGCAAAAATGCAGGAGGAGGCTTTAAAAATGAAATGTAAATTTTGGAACTGGGTGCGCGATGCCGATACGGGTGAGCGCACCCTTGTGCTTAATGGGCAGATTGCCGAGAACTCATGGTTTGGGGATGAAGTCACACCGGCCATCTTCCGTGATGAGCTGATGAAGGGCGAGGGCAACATCACAGTCTGGATTAACAGCCCAGGCGGTGATGTGTTCGCGGCGGCGCAAATCTACAACATGCTTATGGACTACAAAGGCAGTGTCACCGTCCGTATTGACGGTCTGGCGGCATCGGCGGCATCCGTGATTGCCATGGCCGGAACCACCGTGGAGATGTCCCCTGTGGGCATGCTGATGATTCACAATCCCAGTACGGCAGTCATTGGCAACACCAAGGAAATGCAGGCGGCAATCCAGATGTTGGACGAGGTGAAGGAATCCATCCTCAATGCTTATGAACTGAAAACGGGGCGGCCCCGTCAGCAGCTTTCCGACCTTATGGATGTGGAAAGCTGGATGAATGCCAAGAAGGCTGTGGAGCTGGGCTTTGCCGACAAGATTTTGTTTGCCAACGAGGATGAGGAAAAACAGTCCGAGGGCGTTGAAGCCATGCTATTTTCTCAGCGAACAGCAGCCAACTCCCTCATCGATAAAATCAAGTCGCAGTCGTTGAAATTTGTCAACGCAGTTAAGCCTGACAACCGTGTATCCGCAGACGCTCTCAGGAGCCGTCTTAACTTACTTATTCACTGATTGGAGGAATTATTTATGGCAACGATTATGGAACTTCGTACGAAAAGAGCACAGCTTTGGGAAGGTGCCAAGGCTTTTCTGGACAGTCACACGGATAAGGACGGCAAGCTTTCTGCCGAAGATGCTGCCGCCTATGACAAAATGGAGGCAGATGTGGTGGCTCTCGGCAAGGACATCGAGCGCATGGAACGGCAGATGGCGATTGATGCAGAACTTGCTAAACCCACATCCGAGCCGATTGTCAACAAACCTGCCGCCAAGATGCCAGAGAAAACGGGCAGGGCAGCAGATGAATACCGCAAGGCTATGCTTGCCGCCATCCGCAGCAATTTCCGCAACGTATCCAACGTCCTGCAGGAAGGTGTTGATACCGATGGCGGTTATTTAGTGCCGGAGGAATACGACAGCCGCCTGATTGATGTGCTGAACGAGGAATGCATTATGCGTAACCTCGGTACGAAAATCACCACCAGCGGTGAGCGCAAAATCAACATCGCCGCCACCAAACCTGCCGCATCGTGGATTGAGGAAGGCGGTGCGCTGAGTTTTGGTGATGCCACCTTCGACCAGATTATCATGGATGCCTACAAGCTTCATGTGGCGATCAAGGTTACGGAGGAACTTCTCTACGATGCCGCCTTTAATCTGGAAAGCTACATCATCCAGCAGTTTGGCAAGGCTATCGCCAATGCCGAGGAGGATGCTTTCCTCAATGGTGATGGCAACCACAAGCCCACCGGTCTTTTGACCACGGCGCAGACTGGCGTGACCACCAGCGGTGCATCCATCACGGCAGATGACCTTATTGAACTGGTCTACAAACTCAAGCGTCCTTACCGCAAGAGTGCATCTTTTATCGTCAACGACCAGACCTTGGCGGCAATCCGCAAGCTGAAGGATGCCAACCAGGCGTATATGTGGCAGCCCTCCTATCAAATGGGAGAACCGGACCGTCTGTTGGGCTATCCGATTCACACTACGCCTTTTATGCCTACGGCAGAGGCGGGCAAGGCGGCGTTGGTGTTCGGTGATTACAGCTACTATAACATCGGTGACCGTGGCGCCCGTTCCATTCAGGAACTGCGCGAGCTGTTCGCCGGTAACGGCATGATTGCCTTTGTCATGAAGGAACGTGTGGACGGCAAGCTGATACTGCCGGAAGCGGTGCAGATGCTGAAAATCAAAGGTACTGCTGGCAAGGGCTGATGTAAATATGGTGTAGGGAGATGCCTTACTGGTGTCTCCCTGTTTTATAGGAGTGATGGCTTATGATTGTGGGACTTCCTAAGGCCAAAGAATACCTTCGCATTGATTCTGAGGCAGAGGATGCTTTGGTCAGAAAACTTCTCCGGGCCTCGGAGCAGTTATGCATGGATGTATCGCGACTCAGTGCTGATGAATTCAAGGCATGTGGGGCTGTTGGCAAAACGGCAGTGCTTTATACCTTGGGATATCTGTACGAACACAGAGCTGAGGCTGACCATACCGCACTTACCAAAACGCTCCGCTCCCTGCTGATGGGAGTGCGCCGGGAGGGATTCTGATGTATGTCCATTTGAATGAACTTCGTCAGCGAATAACTATCCAACGGCCAGTATCAACAGTAGATGATATGGGCAATCTCATCCAAGATGGCACGGAAGATGTCTGTACTGTCTGGGCAAAGGTACTGCCCTATGCTGCCAAAATCTCAGACGGTTATGCCGAAAAGGTGGATGAGGTTTCCTACCGGATAGCAATTCGCTATCGAGCAGATATTGAGGTTACGGACACTATCCTGTGGCAGGGGAAGAAGCTGATTATATCAGCCCCACCATATCCACTGGATGGCTTGCGGAAATATCTCATCATGGAGGCAAAGGAGCTGGTGGAAGATGGCTAGACGCTATGAAACTGCCGAGAACATTCTCAAGGAATTGGGGGAGAACGCTACCAAGGCAGCCAAGGATGCCTTGGCAGATGGGGCTGAGTTGGTAGTGGTAGAAGCCAAGAGCCGCTGTCCTGTCTATAAGGGGAGTGATTGCCGTGTGGTCAAAGGTGCCTTGCGGGATTCTATCCATGCGGTGAAACTGAAGAGCGGTGCCAAGTATAAAATCGTTGCTGACGCTACATCCCATGATGGCATTTTCTACGGCAAGCTGGTGGAATTCAGCCCAGTAATCAACAAGCCATTTATGTATCCTGCCATGGATGCCAGACGGGATGAGGTCAGAAATAAGATAATCGATGCGGTAAGGGAGGCACTTCGCAGGAAATGAATATCAAAGAAAAAGTGTATAGGACTCTGAGTACGTCAAGGGAACTGACATCATTGTTGGCAAGAGACAGGCGGGGCCGCTGCGTTTATCCCGGCATCAGCCCCAATGCTGGCAGCTACCCAATCATTGTCTATAATGTCATATCGGACGTGCCGGTTCTTACGGCAGATGGTATCGAGATGGAACGGCGCGTCACCATGCGGCTGCAGATTCTCACCAAGGACGGACATTATGAGCATATCTATGATGCGATGAATAAAATCATGAAAGGGCTGGGCTTTATGCGCCGTCAGTCTTTGGAGATGGCGGAGCGCGAGGTATTTGTGTTTTGCGTGGATTACGTAATTGGAATAGGAGTGGATGAATAATGGCAGAAATGAAACCGGCCAGTAGAATGGTCAGCGGACAGTTTATCAATATACAGCGGCTGCATGTGGCAAAATTGCTGACGGATGAAGCTGGGGAAACCGCAACATACGATACCCCAGTTGACTTGGGCAAGGTACTGCGGAGCATTGACATCAAACCGTCAAATTCGAGTGCCGACCTCTATGCAGACGGTCAGTCCATAGACACTGCCACAAACACGGCATCCTATGAACTGACTTTTGACACGGCGGCTCTGCCCTTGGAGTATATGGCGTATCTTTTGGGGCATAGCTGTGAAAATGGTGTGATGGTTGCCAACAAGGACGATGTGGCACCTTACTTTGCTGTGATGTTTCAAAGCGACAAGCGAAACGGCAGTCGGAGATACACCAAATTTTTTAAAGTAATGTTCCAGGAGCCTTCTGTGAAAGGGGCAACAAAAGAGGCAAATATTTCTTATCAGACACCGACACTTACCGCCAAGGCTATCTATCGCCTGTCGGATGGCAATTCCTACACCTATGCTGATACCGAAAGTGCCGGGCTGGATGCAGAAACTGCAAGCAACTGGTACACCACGGTTTGAGGGAGGACTGACCTATGGACACACCGCAAATCAAAATCAACGGCAAAATTATCCAGCCAGTCCCACCCAAGATGAAGGTGTGGCGGGAGTTCCTGGCTTTTTTTGATAAAGACAAGGGCAAGATGACCGTGGAGGAATTTCTCTCGGCTCATGTTGCTCTTATTGTTTTGGCATTTAATCAGCCAGAGGTTACCACAGAATCGGTGGAGGAAAATCTGGAAATCGCCGATGTGGTGCCGCTGGCACGGCAGCTTTTTGAGTGGCTGCAAGCTCAGACCTTTGCTAAGTTGATAAATCTCCCAAACGGGGAAACGGAGGCAGGGGAGTAAACCTGTCTCCGTACCAGAATCTGCTGCTCTACTATGAGCGGCTGCAGCAGTCCTACGGCTGGACGATGCAGGAGGTGGATGGGCATGACATAGATTTTTTACTTGATCAGCTGACAGTCCTCAGTTTGACGGATGGCAGCCGCCATCAGAAATACATTGACGATGTCCTGTAGGAGGTGGGCAGATGGCAAAGCGTGGGCAGAAGATAGATGAACTGTATATCAGCCTTGGCCTGGACATTGCCCGGCTCCAGCTGGACTTTGACACGGCAGGTAAGACGGTATCTCAGGCAGTATCGCGGCTGAATACCAGAACTAACCAAATAAAGCTGAAGATGGACGTTGACCTTGCCAAACTGGAGGGCGTTGGCTCGGAGTTGGACAAGTTGAAGGTTAAACATGAAGCCATCAATCGTCAGTTGGATATACAGCGGCAGAAGGAAGAAATCCTCGCAGCCGTTCTAAAAGATGCCCAAAAGACCAACGGCAATGACAGCGAGGTTGCCCAACGGGCACAGACAAACCTGCTGAAACAGCAGAAGATTGTGGCTCAGACCGAGGCGGAAGTCCGCAAGTTGAATGCGGAGATGGCAAAACTTGGCGGCACAATCGCTCAGACTTCCGGCAAGGCAGGAACCTTCGGTGCCACTATGGCAGCTGGTATCAGCAAGGCAAAAAGCGGTGTGGACAGTCTGGCAGGTGGATTCACCATGCTGTCCGTCAAGGCGGCAGCAGTTATGGCCATCTTCTCCACGGGAGCAGGATTGTTCAATCTGACCAAGGGAGCCATGGAGTCCGGGGAAAATCTCTATCGGCTGACAAAACGCCTCCATACTACGGCGGCAGAGGCGGGTAAGCTGAACCGCACTTTCCAACTGGCAGGCATGGACGTTATGTCCATTGTTCCGCTGATTGCCCGTCTGGATAAGCAGATGGAGACTGCCGGGGAAAATGGCAATGCCACTACTCAGGCTATGGCGCGGTTTGGCATAACCCTGTTAGACCAGGCTGGCAACCTTCTGCCGCTCAATGAACAGCTCGACCAGTTAGCCAAGGGGTATAAAAACGCCATGGAGGCGGGGCAGGAAGAAGCCTATACCGCAGAAGTCCTTGGTGCCCGTGGTGCGGCACTCATTCCGCTCCTTGAACAGTACGATGAGCTGATGGAAGTGGCGGGCAACGTCAAAACCACCGGTCTGCTCAATCCGGAGGAAAGTCATAAAACGTGGCTCCAATGGAAAGCCATGGAGATGGAAGTCGGTCAGCTGAAATCTGCAATAGGGACAGCACTATTACCACTGAGTTCAGATTTGCTGCCGGAAGTCACTGAAGGCTTTAAGAATCTGGTTGAGGAGATTCAGGCTAACAAAGACACCATCAAGGATGCTATTTCCGGCTGGGGTTCGGCGTTGAAGACTGTGGCAGAAGCCTTGGTATTTGTCGGCGAGCAGTTCAAGAAAGTTTCCGACCATGCCAAGGCCAACAAGTGGCTGATTGAAAATCACACGGCGGCAGCACCGCTTATTGGCATTCCTGTGGTCGGCGGTGCAATCCTCGACAAAATGTATGGGGATGAGTACAAGGCATATCTGGAGGAGCAAAAGGCTCTAAAGGAAAAGGCCGAAGCCGAGAAAAAGGCGGCGGCTGAAGCGGAGAAAAATCGCGAGGCGCAGGAGAAGAATACAAAGGCCAGCCTTTCACGTGCGGCTGCCGAAAAGCAGGCTGCCAAGGCTACGGAAGAAGCCGCAAAGGCCAATGCCCAGCTGACGGATTCCCTATATGAACTTACCCATAACGAACTGGAAAACTCTCTCCATACCATCAACAAAGAGGTGGAACAACTTCAGGCCAAAGGCGCAGATACCAAGTTGCTGGACGAGTACAAGCTGGCAAAGCAGGCCAAGGTTTACGAAGATTTTCAGCGGAACGTGGTAGATAGCACTCAGGCCGTTTACCGTACGGATTTACAAAATCAGCTGGCTAATATTGACAGAGAAGCGCAGGCCTATCGGCAGAAAGGCTTGGATGAGGTCAGTGCTGCAAGCTGGGCAGAGGCCAGCAAAGCTAAAATCAGGGAGCAGTGGGAAAATGAAATTGCATCAAAAATCGACTCTGTCTGGAAGACGGAGCTACAAAACCGCCTTGATGATATCGAACGTGAGAAACAGGCTTGGATTCAAAAAGGGCTGGATGAAGTCAAGGCGACGCAATGGGCTGAAAAAGAAAAACTTGACGCCAAAAGGAATGCGGCACTACAGGTACTGCAGGCGCAGAAAGAGGAATTTAAGGCGTATCTGGAAGGCGGTCAGCGCGGTCTAGCCGAGTACTACAAACAGGCGCATGGCTTCACCATGGAAGATTTGCAAATGACGCCGGAACAGTTATCCGGTTTTCAGCAGGCACGGAAGGTGATGATGGAAAATTTGCTGCCTAACTTCCGTGACCCTGCGGTGATTGCCGCCGAGCAGGAGCAGATGCGTCAGAGTTTCAAAATGAGCATGGGAGGTAAGGATTATTCATACGATGAGGTTATGGGCAATATGCAGACGGAAATGCACGGCATGCGAGAACAGATGGACAAGCTCAGTTCATCGCCTGCCCTTCAGAATGAGACTGGGCAGGCTCCCCAGCAAGCTGTCACGGCTGCGCCGCATTTGGAGGTCAATGTGAATATCGAAAACGCCGTCACCCAGGATAATGACGGCATAAGATATCTTGCGGACAGCGTGGCCGACCGCATAAGACCTGCTGTAGAAAATGCCTTGGGAGGTGGAGACAATACATATTCAAATTGGTGAGGTCAGGACACTGGATGTAGACAACTGGCAGATAATCCCGGATGACCGTCAGCAGCAAGTGGAAATCATCGGTGGTGTGGCCGTGCAGGATTTCGGTCATATTGAAGCCGGGGATAAGGTTTCCTGCAATGTCACCATGACGATTGTGAACTGGGAGGTTGTTTGCGGTTACTGGAACAGCCGGCAATTGGTGCAGATTACAGATGAAGGCGGCAACGTCTGGCCGTCTATGCGAGTAGTGGTGAAGTCCTATCAGTATGTATCCCGCTTTCCCAAGGCAGTAAAAGCGACATTAGAATTTTGGAGGTTATGACTATGGCAAATCAGCTTCACATCTATTATGGCAATCCCACGGCAGGCTCCACGGATGGCACAGAAGCCAGTTCCGGCACGGAGCTTTCTCCCATCTCCGTCACGCTGGATGCCAGCAAGGAGGAGCAGAAAGCCGTGAAATGCGCTGTCCGCTGTGACAATGGTTATTACATTGAGGGGAGCACCGCCATCAAGTTTGTTGGTGACGGCTCTGCAAAATGGCGGGCAGCAGCCGACAACAACTATGCTGATGAGGATGCAGCATTGAAGAAAGCCAGCTGGCAGGAAACGCTTGCCTTGGACGGAGTAACGGACAAAAATACCATCTTCTGGGTCAAGGCAACCAGCAGCAAGGAAGAAAAGCCCCAGAACGATAATTCCGTAGATATTCAGGCAGAAGGGCTGGTGGTGGCGGTATGAGTTTCAAATACATCAATCCGGGCTATGCAGAGTTTCTCGATGTGGCAGGTGGTACGACCATAGCGGATACAGTCAAAAGCAAGACAGGGGTGATGTTTTATCAGCCAACAGATAAAAAAGGGCTGGTGCTTTCTGAAACACCGGCAGAACTTTACGGCAAGTTCGATTTGTACATTCCCCACGACCGTAACGACTTTAGTATAAAAATTGCCATGCTCGAAACCAACGGTTATGCGTTGGATGGTATGGGATTTGCCAAGAGAGATAATGTCATGTACTTTATGCGATATTATGGCGGTAATTCTTCCGGCGGTAAAGATGCTTACTTATCCGAGCCAGAGATACTGAATCTTAAATTGGATGCCATCAATACCATTATGTTTCATGTCAAGACTGGCACTGACGGGTATGTGCAAATCTATGCCAATGGACAGTCCGTGGAAAAGTTTGATTATGATATCAAATTTGGCAAGTCCAAAACATTGGTGGTTTATGCCGATGATGCTGGTGGCGCGATTTCCAATCTCATCCTGTCCGATACAGAGATTGACCCCAAGGAGCAGGTGGTGATTCTCCCCGTTGCTGCAACGGAAACCACCATGGTGGCAGGAGAAGATGGGGAGTACATCGCTGATACAGACGGTCAGCTTATCCTGCAAACTATCGATACCGAAAGCATTATACGCGACTACGGCGCAGATACGTTCATCAAGGGTATCGCTGTTATCGGCAATCCAGCCTGCCGCACGGCAGAGGGACTGTCCAACCTTACGGCGATTCAATATGATGGGGCAGTTCTCACAGAGTATGGCACGAAAACTGCTCCGCAGAGAACTCCCGGAGTAGTGGCAGACGGTCACGCTATGTCATTGAAAATATCGGATATGGCAGACTATAAATTTGGCTGGAAGGCAGGTGCATCGTGATGAGATATATCAATCCGGGCTTAGCGGAGTTCCTGGATGTGGAAGACGGCACGACCGTGGAAGGAACAAAATTCAATCCCGACAATGGCGTAGCCTTGTATCAGCCGAAAGCCAATGAGGGAATTGATATTACCTTGGAAACCGCACCGACACATTTCTATGCAAAGTTCGATGTCTATATCCCACCATGGTCAGAAATGTCCGATGGCATCATGGCCGAGGTCGGTTTTTACAGCAATCATTCCGGATATACAGGTTTTTATGGCTGGCAACTTCGTAAATATTCTAGTGACCTTGACCCACAGGTTATTATCGGCAACAGTTCATCGTATGACAAATATGTGGAGTATAAGGTTGGAGGTGCGCTAAAATTCGACAGCATCAACAGCTTCTGGATGCACTTCAAGGCAAGAAGCGCATCTGCTGCCGATGGTGAGTACCAGGTCTATATGAACGGCGAGAAAATCATGGAAAATACGCAGAAATACATTTACATGGATGCCATCAGCAAACTGGTCATTTATGCCACCCAAAATTATGGCAAATGCTATCTGTCCAATATCATCATGAGTTTTGATGAGGAAATCAGCCTCAAGGAAAAAATACAGGCAGTTCCGTTGGGAGATGTTGTGACGGATATGACTGCCCAGGAGGACGGCACATATCTTGCCGGTGTCGCAGGACAGCAGATTTTGCAGACTGTGGATGTGGAATCGCTCATAGCCCAATATGGGGGCATATCAAAGGTTACGGGAATAGCCATTGGCGGCAGGCCTGCCTATCGGACAGGAGAGGATTTGACACGGCTTACAGGTATTTCCAAGGCTGATGGTGAGCAAGCTGAGCACGGTATCAAGAAACTCCACACCAACATCAATATGGGCATGGCAGATTGTTATTCCGTAAACACAACCATATCTGACATGGCAGGTATGCAGTTAGGCTGGAAAGCCGGGGTGTAGCCGATGGGCATTGTCATAAAGCCAACAGCATATATTTCGTGGATTCCTCACGGAAAAATTATTCTTCAGCCTGCGGATGCCTATATCTCATGGATGCCCATAGGAAGGATAATCATTAGGCCGCAGATTGCTGCCGCCTGGGTGCCAATGGGGAGAATCCGCCTCAAGATGCAAATCATCGCCACTATAGTGCCACCCTCCAGCGTACAGGTAAAGGCCACGGCAGATGTAAAAAGGCAGGTGGCGCGGGGGAGTGATGTGTTTGCCGATACTAGACGTAGCGGTATTAAAACCGAGAAGGTTTCTGCGGATACCAAACGGCAGATAGAATCTGCTTCTGTAGCATGGACGAACGCAGACCTGCTCAGAAAGTTGGCAATGCCAGAGAAGGGTTCAGCAGATACGGCAAGGTTAGTAAGTTGCCAGTACGCCAAAGCAAATGCAGATACATCGCGCATTCTGTCCATGAATTTCTGTGTACGGCGAAGCAAATGCCTGCGGCAGATTAGCAAAAGGGAACGGGGAGCAGCTGATACCACCATCAGACAGGGGATAGATGGTCTTTCCATGGCAGATACTTTACGTAAGTTGGGATGGGGCGAGCCTGCGGTAAGCCATACACGGCGGCAGGTTATAAAATTCCAGTCGCTCTTTGCTGACACATCAATCCGAGTGCCAGTGGTACTGGCGTATGTTGACCCTGCAGTTAGGCCATCACCGGCAAGGAAACTCAGGGCGGCAGCATTGCCATCCATCATGGATAATTTCCGTGAGCACGGCATCCGCTCTTTTTCCATGTCGCTAGGTGAACTGACCCTATCGGACAACTTTCAGCTGGAAACGGTGCAGCCCTTGAACATTGATGATTCTGTGCAGGGGCAAATTTTTGATTACAAGTTCCATTTCCTTGTGGAAGAAACCAGTCAACGGGATTTGGTTCAGACGGTGAAGGGGATGTATTCCAAGGACAAGCTGCTCTACAGTGCCATCAGCTTTTTCGTCAATGAGGTTGAGGTGTCCTACTACGCCAACGGCATAGCCAAGGCGCTGGGACTGAAACTGGATATGTCCTGTGACGATTTCATTCCGTCACAGAACTTTGAGGACAGCGGTATGACTTATCAGGACTTCATATCTTCGTTGTTCGGCTGGACTTCCAAGCTGCCACAGCGTCAAATCAATGTATTCATCCGGGGAGATACCCTGCATATTATCCAACGCGGCAGGGAGCATTCGGTGGTAGACATCACGGACTGGCCGCATAGCAGGCCGACCATTGAGCGGAAACTTGTCCGCTCAATCTGGCACAGCACTATGGAAAATGCCGGCAAGGCGCATAATGATGAGGACAACGAGCCAAAAGGCTTCACGGGAACTATCTCATTGGGCGAAATCAGCAGATCCTATTCCAACGGCTTCCTGACCCATGAAACCAATGAGAAGGGCTATACTGATTATGTCTATGACGGCGAATACCTGTCGGAAAAGAACACCCATAACAAGGATGGCTCCACCAGCCGGACAGAGTATTTCTACGCCAAGACCAACAGGGACATATATCTTTTCGAGGAAAAGGAGCGCACTACAGAGCCGATAGATGATGGGCAGGAGCATGATATCTACGACTGGACAGACTGGAATAACCAAAACGGAACGGAGCGCATAACCTATCACGCCCCCTTGGGCTACGGCTGGTATTCCACCGTGGTGTATGTGGATGGAGAATTGGAAGGCAGCAGCTTGTCACAGGGCAAGCCCGGTGGCAAGGCCAGCCGCTTCACCATCGACCAATCCAATCTAAGTCTTGGTGCTGATTACGATATGGGCGATGACGATGACGGCCCCAAGTATGAATCCCTCATCGACACAGAGTTTCCAGTTATAGGCGAGGATTATCTATGGGAGCTGACCAAAGCCATCGAGTGGCTGAACCGAAAAACACAGGAGACTGTTACTGTGGAGGTCGTAGCTAATGTTCGTAACGGTGTGCCGGATGTGAAGCATATCGTGGATTTCACCGAGCGGATAAAGTTCAACGGCAATGAGTATTTCTTGGTGTCCAATGTTGTGGAACTGACTCCACGGTCATTACGGCAGACGATTAAAATGATGAGGTGGTACTGATGAACGGAGTAGACGGGCTGGCTGAATCCATCAAGGCTGGCATGAAAAAAGCCAAGAAGCAATCTGAGCAGAAAGCCCTGCGTGGCGTTATCCAAGGCGGCAGAGTACATATCTGTGCTCACAGCTACCCCATGAAAACGGCGGTGGATGTAAACACCGATGACGGCAGTCTGGTCTGGGTACAGTTGGCCAAGAGCGGCACGGCAGTTATTGTAGGAGCGTGAGGCTATGCACAGGACAAGAGTAACGGCAGTAGGCAATACCAAGGCACAGGCTGATGGCAAGTGGCTGAACATAATCGGAAATAAAGCTATTGCTGTCGGAGATTTTATCTGGACAGACGGCAAATGTATCTACGGTAACATCTCCGAAGGAGGAGGCGCGGCTCCTGTTATCAATAGCAGTGAGCCGTATGTACCGATTTTCATGGAAGACGGTACGCATTGCCTTTATCACAATGACAAATTGAAAACTGGCAGAAAAGATGCAAAGCATAAACTTATGGCAAATCGTGGCAGTGAGGTCGTGTTCTCGGATGCCTACAGGGGGCTGGATGTGTCCGTTGGTGCTTCTGGGGAAGTGCAGGAACTCAAATACGAGCGGTATTCTCATAGAAATGGCGCATTGGGCTATTGGTTCAAGGATTATGGTGGGAGCATAGGGGCAAAGTTGGGGATTTACTTTGAATGGGAACCGCAAGACCATTATTGGTTGGCCGAAACAGAAACTGCGTTTGAGCAAATGAAATATGCCCAAGTATTGCAGGAAGGTGCAAAGCAGACGGCAGAACGGGCTTTGCTGGAACTGGAAAAGCAGGCTCCGTCTGGTGAGGGGGAATCGATGACCGTCCTTCCGGAAAAAGAATGCAGGATAACCGGTGGTTGGTATGAATCAGAGCATGATTACTGTTTGTTTTTGGAAGGGAATGCACAGGCGTTATACATGTCGGGCAGAAATCTTGGCATCTATGATGACAGTGAACGATGCTGGCAAGTAGACTTTGGCACACTCTATTCCCTAGCAGTTGAATACCTGTTGGAACTGGTAGCTACGCCGGAAGGTATTACCGTACTGCGTGGCCGCTATAATAACAACGGCAGCTGGCGTTTGACGTATCTGCCCTTGGACGAAGAGTATGGTGAACCATATCATTTTGTGGATTCCATTAAAAGTACAGACCTGCGCTTGCCGGATGGCTTCAAGGTGACCATGAGCCGCAATAACAAGGAGCGAATTGAGTACATGGGGTATGAGCCGGATTCCTACAGCTATGAACTGAAATCACCACAGGGACAGAAAATCTGTGAGATTGATGGCTATGAGCCAGGACAAAGACTGCTGGCCTGCAAGCTGCGCCCACGGACATGGCTAGTGGCTTTCGATGTCAAACTGTACCGTGTAAAAAACGGCGAGAAGAAGCTGATTGAGGGTGACTACAATCATCGTAACGCTCGCTTGCGGCCTATGAAGGATTGGAAAAATTGGATGAAGGGGGAATGATTTATGGATGCATTTTTAGATATCAGATGCTGGGCAGCAGGAGCAGGAGCTGCTCTGGGGGAGTATCTCGGCAGTTTTGATAGCCTGCTTTATGCATTGGTGGCTTTTATCGTGACGGACTACATCACCGGAGTGCTCTGTGCCATAGTGGAAAAACGGCTTTCCAGTTCCGTGGGCTTCCGTGGCATTTGCCAGAAGGTCTTCATCATGGCCTTGGTCGGCGTGGCCAATGTGCTGGATGTCCATATGCTAGGTGGTGGCTGTGTCCTGCGTACGGCAGTTATCTTCTTCTACTGCGCCAATGAGGGCATTTCCATTGTGGAAAATGCTGCGAGGATTGGTCTGCCAGTGCCGGATAAGCTGACGGAAGTCATGAAACAGCTTAAGAACAAATGAATATCGGATAGGTTATTGCCCGGTGGGAGAAATCCTGCCGGGCTTATTTTTTTGCAAAAAATCATTATTTCTGTCCTTTCAATGGTGAGAGGGCAGATTTTTTCGGCTATATGCTGTTTTCTTCTCTTTTAGAAAGTAGCGGGGGCTGGTGACCAAGATGGAACTTTTTGTCCTCTTACATATGAGAGGGTTGATTTTTTCGGCTATATGCAGAGAAAGGCAATCTTACAGAAACTTTGGTGGCTCAAAATTGCACCGCCAATTAAAAGTGGAGGTCGAGTGATGACAGAAAAACAGCAAGAAGAAATCAAGGCTATGAGACAGGCGGGGCTGGGGTATAAGAAGATAGCGGCAGCCATGTCTCTATCTGAGAATACCGTCAAGTCCTATTGCATCCGAAATAAGCTAAAGACAGGTGATGGGCAGATGGTTTGCTTGGAATGTGGCCAGTCCATTACGCAGCCTACAGGTCAGAAGGGGAAGAAGTTCTGCTCCGATACTTGCCGCATCAAATGGTGGAATCATCACACTGATTTGATGAAGGCCAACAACGTCTGTACTCATTGTGGTAAGCCCTTCCACGGCAGAAAGGGAAGAAAGTTCTGCTCCCACGCCTGCTACATAGCAGAAAGGTTCGGTGAATCCCATGTCTCATGATTTGATGCTGAAGGAGGCCAAGTATCAGTCAGCCATGCAGGTGTTTCGTGGCTGGTTGGAACAGGGCATTATCACACAGGCGGATTATGCCAAGGCAGAGCAGTTGATGCGCGAAAAATATCATCCTCTGCTCGGTACATTATTCTCGGACATGGCGTTGACTTAAGCTCAGCGTAGAGTGATATATAGTAGGAAAGGAGGGCATGCTCATGAAGAAGATAGAACGTATAGAGCCAAAGGTTCCGCAGATTAAGCGGAAAAAGCGCGTAGCAGCGTATGCACGGGTATCTGCAGAATCAGACCGGCTGACGCATTCCCTGTCAGCACAGATTAGCTATTACAGCGAGCTTATTCAGAATAATCCGGAGTGGGAATATGCCGGTGTGTATGCCGACAGTTTTATCTCCGGTACCAGCATCAACAAGCGGTCAGAATTTCAGCGTATGGTGGCTGATTGTGAGGCTGGAAAGATTGATATAATCCTGACCAAGTCCATCAGCCGTTTCGCAAGAAATACGGTTGACCTTCTTTCTACTGTTCGGCATCTCAAAGTCATTGGGGTGGAAGTACGATTTGAAAAGGAGAATATCCGCTCCATGAGCTCGTCCGGCGAGATTATGTTGTCTATCTTGGCAAGTATTGCACAGGAAGAAATCATCAACTACTCGGAAAATGTAAAGTGGGCAAAGCGGAAAAGATTTGAACAGGGACTTCCCAATGCAAAATTCTGTATTTACGGGTACAAATGGGTGGGGGACGAGATGATTATTGTCCCCGAAGAAGCCATTATTGTAAAGCGTATATATCAGGATTATCTTTCTGGTAAGTCGACAGCGGAAATAGCCTGTGAACTTTCCAGCCAAGGTATTATAACCAAAAGAGGCAAGCGATGGAGTGGCAGTAGTGTCAACTACATCCTGCAAAATGTTCACTATACAGGCAATCTGATTCTGCAAAAATATTATGTGGAAAATCCTCTTACACACAAGCTCAAGAAAAACGATGGGGAATTGACCCGTTACCTGGCTGAAAATACACATGAAGCTATCATTGATAAAAACACATTTGATATGGTACAGGAAGAATTTGCAAATCGTAAGAGTAGATGCAAAATCAATGCATCCTGTTTTACCATGAAAATTAAATGCCCGTTTTGTGGGCGCAGTTATGTTTATTATCAATACAAAACTACGTCGAATGAATATTGGGCACACTGGAAAAAGGTGGGGATATGTTCTGGGAGCGAAAAAATAAATCAAGAAGATCTCAAGCGGGTATGTGCAAAAGTGTTGAACATAGAAGAATTCAATAAAGAAGTATTCCTAAAAAATGTAGATTATATCAGCGTGCCCAAACGAGATGTTTTGGAATTTCATTTTAAGAATGGAGAAATAAAAACAGAAATATACCGACCGTAGTAACTTTCATCGCGTACGAAACGAGGAGGATGAGTATTGTGGCAAGAAAGATAACGACTATTCCAGCAACGATTAATAAATTTACGGCTGCACCTATCGCCAGCAATGTAAAGCGGAAAGTAGCGGGATATGCTCGTGTCAGTACAGATACGGATGACCAAATATCCAGCTACACCGCACAGGTCGATTACTATACGAAATACATCAAGGAACGAAAAGACTGGGATTTTGTTGGCATATATACCGATGAAGGTGTGACAGGAACTTCCACGAAAAAGCGTGAAGGATTCACACGTATGATAAAAGATGCTTTAGCAGGAAAAATACAACTTATCATCACAAAATCGGTGTCCAGATTTGCCAGAAATACAGTAGACTGCCTTACAACAATAAGAAAACTAAAAGCTGCCGGAGTTGAGTGCTACTTCGAAAAAGAGGGGATCTGGACACTGGATTCGGCTGGCGAACTTCTCATAACGGTGCTCTCATCAATCAGCCAAGAAGAAGCTCGGAGTATTTCGGAGAATACCACCTGGGGGCAGAGAAAAAGCTTCGCTGACGGCAAGGCAAGAGTTCCTTACAAGCGTTTCCTTGGATATGACCGGGGCGAAGATGGCAATCTGGTCGTAAATCCTGAACAAGCAAAGGTAGTGAAGCTCATCTACAAACTTTTCCTTACCGGGCTGTCCTACAATGCTATTGGCCGCGAACTCATGAAACGGGGCATAAAATCACCAGCGGGCAAAGATAGATGGTATTCTAATACGGTGCAGAGCATTCTCACCAGCGAAAAAATGAAGGGAGACGCACTGCTGCAGAAGAAGTTTACCGTGGATTTTCTGACCAAGAAAGTAAAAAAGAATGAAGGGGAGATTCCGCAGTACTATGTAACGGGCAACCACGAAGCGATTATACCGCCAGCGACATTTGATTTGGTACAGGCAGAGATTGAACGTCGCAAGAATGGCAGGGGAAAAGGCGGATATAGCGGGTCGACCATATTCTCCAATCGCATCAAGTGTGGGGCATGTGGTCATTGGTATGGTTCCAAGGTTTGGCACAGCAATGATAAATACAGGCGAGTGGTCTACCAGTGCAATAACAAGTTCGCAGGGGCAAAGAAATGCCCCACGCCACATCTGACGGAGAGAGAAATCAAGGAAGCCTTTGTTAAAGCGGTGAATAAGCTACTGGAAGGCAAAGATGATATGCTGGAAAACATCCGGCTGGTACAGAAGCAGATATGTGACACGTCAGACCTTGAAGCTGAAAGCCAACGACTCATGGATGAAATGAATGCTCTATCGGATAGAGTGCAGAAATGCATCAGTGAAAATGCCCGCATAGCCCAAGACCAGTCGGACTACCAGAAACGCTATGATGAGCTGGTCAATCGTTATGAGACGACCAAAGCCAGCTATGACAGGACAGAAAAATCCATCAAGGACCGGCATGCTAAGGCAGAGCGGCTTGGGGCATTTGTCAAAGCATTGGCCGCCCAAGACGCATCAGTAACGGAGTTTGATGAAGGCTTGTGGGGAACGATTGTGGACTTCATGACCGTATACAGCAAGGAAGATATCAGCGTAACATTCAAGGATGGAACAGAAATTCATATAGGGTAA